TAAACATAGGTCACGATGTTTCCAAGTATGCTGTATGGATCATGCTTGTACTGCTCCCAAATTTCTTTGCGCCACTCTTTAGTGCCACCGATGACTGTTCCGCAATTGAATGTTTCTTCCCAACGATCTGATTTGAGAGTGAACCCGCCCAAAGTATCATTGCCCACTTTGTTCTCTTTGTGGCTTGAGCGAGTGCTTGTACCAAGCAGGCTGGTAGTCTTTTCATTGAGGTTCCCGTACTGCTCATAAGCGCCCATTATTATTGCTTCGTCCTGCTCAAGTGGCTTGCGCTTGTAGATGTGGCCCTCTTTCAGCGTGACGCGCCCTTCTTTGTAGAGGGAGGTCAGAGTGCGTGCCATCATGCCTTCATAACCCTGAAGGATCAATTCTTCCTCAAACTCAATCGCTTCCTGCCAACTGTTGCAGATACGTTGCTCGAGGACAACGACGAAGGGATTATTGAACATCAGCTCAGAGCCCATTCTGGATATCCATCGCTTATTGTACGATATGTCCTTATCCGTGAAATCGTCGAAAACATAGAACTTAAAATCAGGTTCACCATCACTGCGACGAACCGGACCAGTAGTACGATTAAAAACATCATCACCTTCAAATTCCCTGAACGGAGAACCGACGATCAGCTCGCCATCAAGCCCAAGTAGTTCAGGGTCATAAAGTTTTCTCTGTATATACTGATTGCCAATAGGTTTCAGAGTGGCTGAAACAATACCTTCATAAGTCGCACAGCCACGAATGCCGTCCAGCTTTGCAGAGCAAGCAATCGGGTATCTCATTCGTTTGAGCATGTCAAGTGATACACCTTCTCCAGGTGCCTTCATAGGTCTTTTAAGCATGATTTCTCCTAGCTCATTATTTCAATGTGGATTCTTCTGTTGGACGTTTCGTTATGCTGTATTTCCATTTTAAGAACTGTGGTTGCCATCTCATCATCCGTAATATCAGAAAGTTTTGGATGGGCTTTGAATCTGATCTTTACGATAACATCTCGGTCTCCCTTCATGGCTTTACCTCCTAGACTCGTGCTTGACAACCTGGATATACACATTTGGTACACATACAGCTAATTCGTTTCATCCTATGCTTCCTTCCAAGTTTACCACATAGAGTATCACCGCCCTTTTCTGGTGGCCTGCTGTTCATTTCAAAATCATAATCATCCTCCACATTACTCATATTCCTGCTCCTAGGAATAAATGTGATTTGTCATGACCCTTTATATACTTTCTGATCCATTTCAAACGCTCAAGTTGACCGTTAGCTTTATTACGATAGTGTTTGGCATCTTTTTCCAAGCTAATCGCCTTCTTCTCGCTCCAAAGTATCAGTCGTCCCGTATCTAGTTCCTCTTTATACAGCTCAGACAAGGTCAGGTGCTTTAAGTTACTCATGATTACCTCCTGAAATGCATTCGGTGTTCTGATTGCTCAGCATCACGTTCTTTAGCTACCGACTCTTTTGCAGGATAGAGACCCTCAGCTTGTAGAAGCCTGCGGCAGCGAGTAATCGTTTCCAGAGCAGGTGCCTCTGAATCATTTACATAATGATCGAAGGTAAAGATGTTATGGTACCTGTGAAGATACCTACGTATTAATCTCCGATCATTGCTCCTAAGTACTGGGAACTCAGCCAGCAGCGCCTCAACCCTTATCTCGATCTTGCTCATTTTTTTGGACATACCGCCTCCTAGATTGTGGTTACTTTTGATACGCCATTCACTAGCTTTACGTTAAAAACTCGGTCTGCTTCATTTATAATCTCTGGTATGTGACTCACCATCAATAACTGAATATTCAATTGGGTGCTTAGCTCTTTCAATAAACCAGAGGCTATTGTCTGCAAATCACGGGAAAGAAATTTAAAGGGCTCATCAATCATCAGCAATGCCCGTGAGTTTGAAATGTTCCACACTGCCATTCTCAGCGCAAGGGCTGCCACATCAACTGCACCATATCCTGAGTTATCAATAGGATCAATCTCATTCCCATTTCGGACAAAGAAGAAATCAACCTCTGTTTGATTACGTCGGGTTTCAAATTGAACCTTGAATTCATAAGGATCATCAAACACAGAAGCCAGTGCCATTGTTACTACGTTTGCGATATGAAACTCCAGAGTTTTCTGCATGTTGGCTGCAACTGTCTGGAGTATCGTCCTTGCTCTTTCAGTGGCAAGCATGGTTTTTTCGTGCTTGTCTAAAGAATCCTGTGCTTGTTTCAGATCAAGCCGGATAGATTCTTCTTTATGCTGAAGCCTGGTGAATTCTCTTCTGGCTGCCGCTAGATTTTGTTTATGCTCATTCATAAATGTGCCATACAAATTGACCATCAACAAAGCTGCCTACATGATTCGTGGCTGCATCAGGCAATTCACCACCTGTAGCTACAATATAGAGCTGCCTATTTACCATATCACTATCTGGCTCAACTTCAATCCAAATGCTCCCAATTCCCAAAGGATCGAATCCAACATGTACTATTTTGCCTGTCCTTGTTAAGATTACGGGGCAAGAACTGTTATGGAATAAGTTGTATTTGTATATTTTCCGCATAGCATCACCTACCATTCAAAGGTTTCTTTGAGCTTTTCAAAGTCAGACACAATTTCTGTGTTCTTCTTGGCTAGGTCAGCATTCAGCTTTTCAATCAGCTTGTCGCCTTCTTCGACGGTAGTGACCTTAAATGTCTTTTTGAGCCGATCAGTGATCTCGGCTTCACGCCCTTCGTACTGAGCCAAGCTTGTTTTTGTTTCATTGATCAGCTTGCCTAAACGGGCAAGTTCCTCTGTCATTCCCATGATCTACTCCTCAGCAAAGCAATCCTCTATAATGTCGGCTACTTCATCATCTTCATCCAACTTTTCTAATTCTTTTTCAACAGCTTCGGCGTATGACAGTATGATCTTTGCGCTGCCAATCTCACCTTTAATCGATTCTGCAAAGGCGGTTGTTTGTTTCTTTTGGTCTTTTTCCCGCTCTGCCCTTTCAATACTCATCACTTTCTCAATAGGATCTATCATCAAAGGAATCACGTCTATGGTTTTGAGTTTGGAATCATAGATCGTGACGGCTGGCTCATGATTGATCTGAGCGATGGTTGACCGCATCATGCTCCCCATATTCACTAGGTGGCGATCACCTTTAGTAGCAGTAAACCTCTGATGATTGTCTCCTGAAACTATCAGGTCGAACTTTGTTTTCAACAACAGATGATTTGCTCTGGTGAAATCTTCTTGGGCTTCCCAGAGCTTTTCGTCAATGACCATTCTGTGGGTGACCAGAATGTTAGTAGTATGAGCGCTTGCAATCTCTGGAATGTCCTGCTTCCAACTTGCGCCATAGATATGACATCCAGTACATGAAGTTTCATACGGGTCAGCACCAAGCAGATGAAAATATCCTGATGTGACTAATGTTTGAAAAGCAGTACCACTCAAATCATCATTGTGGTATTTTTGATCGTGCTGTCCAGCCACTACAAGGATAGTGATTTTCGGAAACTCATTAAGGATGTCCATGACTTGTTGAACTACGCCATGATTTTCTTTGTGAGACTCAAACAAGTCACCAGGAAATATGACATAACCACAATTATTATCATTGGCAATTTGCAACTCCTCTCTGAACTTGCGCATAACCGTCCATTCAAAATCGTCGATTCTGTTCTTGGGTTTATGATTTGTAAGATGCTGGTCACCTCCCACCAGAATATTCATTGATCACCTACCTTATTCAGTTTGGCAAATAAAAATTTCATTTCTTATTCTCTTTCTAATCAGATTATATCAGTGAATCGCTGACGCCGTTATAATTTCTTTTCCAGGTTATTTAGTGCCTCGACGCCCATAACAGAATGACAGACAGGACACTCACCAGCATCACCTATTGTTTCCAAATATTTATCGCTGTGGGTTTTTAATTCTGTGGCTAATTCTTTAATGGCGTCTTGCGCAGTTTCCAAATCATCCAGCCCTTCTTCCACTATCTTTATATTGAGCTTACTGGAATCAGCGATCACAATCTTGCCAGTGATCAAAAGATATGGGGCCTCAATTTCAAGCCAATCTTTGTCGCCTTCAATTGCTGCACGGATTTCCCGATGCTTCTTTAATAACTCCTCCAAAGAATGAGACTCTTCATAAACTTTCTGGTGCTCCACTATCTTGTCAGCCAGCACATGATAATCAGGCTCAACATATAGGAACTCTCTCAGTTCATTGATTGACTTGATAACAGTAGCAAGATTGGATGTGTCTGTCGTCAAGGTATTTAGCTTCTCCTGCATCTTCTCTGCTTCATCTATATCATGAGCTATCTTGTTTAAAAAAGCTTCGGCAGCAGACAAATCAGGAAGAGCGTCCACAGACTCCGAGAGTGATGCCACCTTCAAGTCTGCTCGGTTTATTTCGTCTCTGGCATTTTTCACTTTGCTGTTGATTTTTTTGGATATGCGATCAATGATATCCAAGCCCACTAATTTGTTCATGAGCTTGCCACGTTCGCCTGGTGAATCTTGCAGCAAGAAGTAAGGTTGAATTTGTGTTTGGATATTACATTCTACCAATCTGTGGACATTTGTTATCTGGACAGGCACATCAGCCCTCAATGCCTCAAACGTGCCTTCTTCTGTCTCGTACATGTTCTTGCCTTTGGTACGAGATTTTATAAGCCAAGCATCATCAAAATCCAGAGCCACTGAGACAGAATCCTTTTCATCAGCATCCCAGTTCTTGAACCCTTCTCCCATTGGTCTGTTGCGAACAGCCCAAAGTACAGCACGTAATAAGGAAGACTTTCCAGAATCTGTAGTGCCGCTGATGATATTGAGTCCTGGATGGAGTTCTATGGTCGTTGATTTGTGGCTTTGATAATTGAGGACTTCTATCGATTGCAGCATATTTAATTCCTCTTGAATAGAGTGGGCGTGTTTTTGGTGATTTTCTTTCGGGGCTTCGCCACATTATGCTCTGTTTTCTTTCCCTTCTTTTTCTTCGGGGGAGGATTCAGAGTGTCTTTGATGGCTTCGATCTGAGGAATGACTAATCCTGTGTAGTCTTCAGTGTGGAGTATCTTTGCCATGATTGCGAGCCCACAAGAATCAGCCTGATTGTTGTCACCAGTTTCATATCCAAAGTTCTTGAGTAGGAACATAATGATCATGTCCTTTTCACAATTACCTTTTTTCGATATGAACTTTTTGAGTCTAGTAGGAGCGACAAGAACAGGATCAATATCCTGCTCATGCATCATAACTTTGACGACACCGCCACCCTCACCAATATGAAAGTTATTGCCTCTGGCTCCCATAGCATAATTTTCAATACAAACAACAGTGGGAGGGAATGCTTCAAGAACATCGGCACATTTATTCCTGATGTATACCAAACGCTCACAACCCTTCAGCTTGTTCTTGAACGTCTCGGAGAATACCATTTTGCCGTCCTCATCAAGAACAGTGGCAGAAGCTCCAGACAAACCTAAATCATAACCATGAAAATATTTCATTTAATCCTCTTCGTCTTCGTCTTGACAATCTTCACAGAGGACGGGAAATCCGCATCCTTCTCCGATAAATACTCCGCATAATTCGCACAGTACCCCTTCAAGAATCATTTCAGATATTTCGCCCATCAGTACATTCCTTTTTCTTGAGGATCTTTATGATTGCTGCATGATCCAAGGACGTAATGTTTCGATTTTTCGCATACTGTGGTCTCTTTTTAAAAAAGGATAAAAAATAGGTAATCATCTGTCCTCCTTGTTATTGCCTCGTACCTTCGCCTGAAGCTTCAGAGTTTGCAGCCCTCACGACAATCGCCAAAGTATTCAAGTCCCCTGTGTGAACAGTCATGAGAAATGTGTCTTTGGTAGGTCCTCTACTTGTTGTGTATTCATACCCGCCTTGTTCTAAATGGCGTTTAAATATAGGCAACTTCCAATCATCAATACAGATACAAGCTTTAAGTTTTTTCATTAGAATAATCCCACCTTTGTTTTGTTGAATATGTGCTCTTTCCATTGCTGTAAGGAGTCTTTTCTTAAAATGCTTTGGAAGTTCAATTCATTGCAAACATCCATGAACGCATCAAAATCTAATTCGTCAGGAATTATATCGATGTTTGGGCAACCTTTAAATGGCAATTTTACTAGAGGCCAGTTGCGTGCAATGATGGTTTTGCCTTCAGGGCATGTAATATTCATATATGCTTTGGTATTTTTGTTTATTGTGTCATTGATGTATTTAATGGTAGTCTTTTCTCCCACACCCTTTATGCCAGGAACTTCGTCTGTCTTGCAGCCTGCGATTGATTTGACCAAAGCCCAGTATTCGGGGGATATGCCATATTCTTCTTTAAAACTTTTCTTGGTCACCCGCTTCTTACCAGTATTTATCTCAACACCATCAACTAAACATTGCAGCATGTCCTCATCACCCGAAACTATTACCACTGGTTGACCTACATCACTATTATCTACAATGGAAGCAATAAGATCATCGCCTTCATAACCACTAAATTTGAAGTTGTTTTTGAAACCAATCTTAGGCAGAATTTCATCATAAAGTCGATCGAATTGGGCGTATGCCGCATTATCAATTTCGATATCTTCAGGCGATTTTTCTGTTTTGGCTACTCTTCTACCTTCTTTGTATGCAGGAAAAAGCTTGCGGCGATGGGATGCTTTGTCATCCCAACAGAAAGCGAATCTACTGGACTTCTCAGTTTTAGCCAGCTTCAATGTCTGCAATAGGAAGCCAAAGATCACCCCCACATGCATCGTTTCTGAAGTGAGTTCCGATAGTGTGTGCTTTGCTTTGTGGCATAAAGCATTGCAATCTACAATGATGATCGGTTCCATGTTTCTCCTTGTCTGCTTGTTTTCTTTATAACTCATTATAACACGATGTTTTTGATGCCTTTATCAAAAATAGCTAGGGCAGTTAAATTATGCCCTAGCTATTTGTTACCTGGTAACAGTCGATATTATTTGCCAACCAATTTCGGACCTGGCTTATCTTCGACTTCATCTTCGACTTCAGGATCGGGCTGAGGGTTTTTAACCTCTGCATCATAGAACGTGTCCAGCATTTCATCGTTATTCAAGTAGGTATGAATAACCATCGCTTCGTTCACGACCATTATTTCTGGATTTCCCAGAAGAGGAACGAGATTGACTACGCCCTTTTCATGGTCCATCTGACAAGAGCGAGGATTGATCAAGTGAAAATATTCACCCGTAACTGCCTCCCCGATCAATGTTGCTGACATGGTTTGAATAAACCGCAATTTGATTTTATCCATGATCTTAACTTCTCCTTTTTGGTTTACGAACGACCCGCATTTTTTCTTGTACGGTGTTCCACAGTTCAATGGTTCTTTTCTTTAGCTTGCCCTCAAGCTCGTTATCTTCGATGTGGGCACAAGCTTCCTCGATTGATCTAAACGTTGTACCATCAAAACAGTCGTATGATGTTTGGTTCTTGAGTTTTTTATAGTACATAAGCTCATCACGGATGGTGTCAACACCATGCCCGAATACGACAGATAAAGGGGCAGTACGAAAAGGATCATCAACGGAGCTTTTGATTATGGTACACATGCTCATGACTCCGAGAACCTTCATTTCGTCACTTGCGCCTATTTTTCTTTTCTTGATGATCTTTGATACAGGATAACCTGGCTTGATTTGAATCCTTAGAGAAGCATAGAATGGTATGCCCATGCCACCTGGTGTCGTAACTTTACCATCCTTTCCCATCCTGATCTGATTGGAGCAGACGATCAGTTGGTTTCTGAGGGCAATCTGCCTACACGTCTTACGCAAGCCCTCAGAAAATTCTTTGGCTCTACGCATTCCCATCTTGTCACCCTCATCTTTATCCATTTCAATATTCGTGCTGAGAGCAGCAAGGGAGTCGGCAGCAATCATGTTGATGATACCACCCATATTGGGTGGATTCCAGGGCCAAATTTCTTCAGTGAACACCTGAGAAACAGTATTGGGACGGGAGTATTCAAAGCAATCATCTACGGACATACCATAAATCTTTGAATACTCAAGGTCAAGTCTTGCTTCAGGGTCAAGGAATTTGACAAGGCCGCCACGTTTTTGTGCTGAGGTAGCGAGTTCAGACAGTAGTGCAGTTTTGCCCGCACCTGAAGGTCCGAATATCTCCACGATGATACCGCCAGGGATACCACCCTCTGTCAATCTGCCACCACTTATGGCTAGATCGAGGAGAGTGGAACCGGTAGAAATGAGTCTTTCGAAATTCGTTGGTACGTTAGCACCAGACTGTTCTACCTTCTGGGAAGCTGGGTTTTTAATCCCAGCCTCCACAGAAGCAGCAGCAGAATTTGTTCCACGCTTTATGAGTGGCATCTATGCCCCCGGACGGCGACGAACGCGACGACCCGCAGTTGCGGCAGGATCAACAGCAGGCTTTTCAGCAGGCTTTTCAGCAGCAACGGTTTCCTGTTTAGCAGCGGCACGCCTACTGACGCGAGGCTTGGTGACTTCAGGCTCAGCTGGAGGCAGATCATCTTCTTCTTCGCCTTCAGCCCCACCTTCTTCTTCACCTTCTTCACCTTCACCAAGCTCATCTGCACAACTATCGGCGTCAGGGCAAGCGTCGCAGGCATCCATTTCGCCATAATTATCAGGACACTCAAACTCTTTTTCTTCGGTAGGTTCTTCTTCTACCGTACCATGAAATGCTGCATATACTTCCTCATAAGTTGGAATGTAAAGCAGGCTGTCCAAGCAGACTGCCGAATCAAGCAACTCATCAGAGATAGGCTCATCACGATCCTCGAAGGCAAAAGCCTTATATTCGGTATTCGTGGCACCACTCCCAGACTTGCGGAAGAACACTGTCTTGCCCTCATCGGGGTCAGAGAACAAAACATAACCACCACCTCGTGGCTTTTTAGCAAGTTCGGCAAGTTCCTTCTCAAACAGGTAATGCGAAACATCGAAAATCTGAATGCCCATTTGAGTCTGTTTCTCAGAGTCGAGGCACTCAATGTTGTAAATCACGCGGCGAGTAGGATTGAGAGACTTGGCAAACTTGTCATCATACTCATCCTGCTTGCGGACTTCTGCCTGATGCTCACAGATAGAGCAAGGCTTACCGTATGTGCGAGACATACACAGATAGGAGTCCTCATTGACACCGACTTTGCGATGAACAAAGACATCAAGTGCGTACGCCATCTTGCCGGGTGCTACGTTGGGATTGTGTTCTCCAGCAACGAAAGGGATGAAGTTCAGGAAATGCTCATCTTCAGAACATTTCCACATCTGAACTTTCCCAAGTCTGCCACGAACAAGATACGGTTTGAACTTCCCTGAATCGTCCTTGTTGTTATAGGCTTCCTGTGCCCGTTGCGCCATTTCTGCTTTCATGGCTTTTCTGCGCTCCGATGGTTTCATTTTGTGCTCCTTGTAGTGGTCATTAAGACCTAGTCAATATTGCGATGAATGTTACGGAGGGAAACACCAATACCCAAACCAATCATTCTACCTATAAAATAAGCGACAAGCAGGCTTATTAAAAAGCAAACAATTATTTTTGGTATCAATATCATGTTGACCTCTTTCTCAAACGAGGGCTACTATCCAATCCATCATTCTGTGTTTTAGAACTCAGATTATTGGTAGCAGGTTGATAACTTTTATCCAGACTCTTGTTGCCCGAGAAGTAGCTGGACATATACAGATTCACCAGTACCTCAATCATTTTCCTGCGCTGTTCAAATGCCTCCTTTGCTATAGCCAGCACATTGACCGAATGACAAGCGGTCATGTAATCTTCATTAGCCGCTTTGTAATCCACATGAGTCAGGATTGCAGAACTAATGAATGCTTCTGTGGGTGCTTTCTCTGCCACCCACCCAAACAATTTCGGACTGTTTCTGACATCAGCATCAGCCGTAGAACGGGCCAACGACAAAGCATCCTTCGCCCTGTCACGATCATTAACAGCATCAGCCCACTGACATCCCCATTCTGCAAACAGGTCAGGCTGTTCTACTGCACACTTGTCCAAAGCATGTTGGTCAATCAGTAATTCGTCCCGAAAATTTCTCTCGCTCATAATATTCTCCTTTCTTTAATTGCTTACTGTGATAATAACATGAAAACTGAGGTTTTAGATGGTTTCGTCAATCATCCAAGTCGCAAGATAATCAGCAGAAATCATCATGGGAACCAACTTATGCTGCCTGATTGCTTGTTGTATTGGACCTCCTGAGGGATAGAAGAAGTGTGTGCCCACATCATGCATACCAAGATGCCAACGAATCGCCATAGCTTCTTCAGGTTTCAGAGTAATAAACTGTGTTGCCAGATATAATGACTTCTCACCGTGGCCCAAAGGAAGTTCTTCTTCCACTTTGTAAGATGGTGCAAAAACAGGAAACTCACCCTGCGGGTCATTCTTCAGCATTTCAATAATCTTGCTGACATACGCTTTGGTGCATTCAGCAGAATTAATGGTCTCTGACCGTTTACTCAAAAGATCATTCACATAGTTCATTTGAGCCGAAGTAGCAGGCTCAGAGTCCATCACATAATAATCTATCTTGCATAGATCGTGCAGTAGGGCAACAACAATCAAGGACTCTGGATCAACACCTTTTTCAGCAAACTGGTCATTGATGACCACTAAAGAATCATATACATTGAGGCTGTGGGCAGCTAATCCACCTTCGTAATTGCCGTGGTACTTAGTGGATGCTGGTGCCTGAAAGTAATCTGTCTCATTTTTTAGCCAGTGGATCAGGCTATCCATCCCATCCCTCTTACAAAATTTTAACAAAACCAATATCTCTTCCATAATCTCATTCATTTTATTTCTCCTTGGTCAAAAAGTATATGGTTTTTTTCCATGGACTGTCAGGTGGCATCTTCTGCACATCCAATCAATCTCAAGTGGTTTAGAATAATCTTCATGGTGTGCTTGTACTTTAGGGTTACCACACTTGCATGGTTGTTTAGTAATTGCGCCACGCCTAAGTGCGTTATTTACGCATGTCCTTGCTTTGTATCTTAAAGGGTACTTCTCTCTGTGAACCTTGCCCCGTAACATTCTCCTTGTTCTCTGTTCAGGGGTTTCGATCACCTTCCCTCTTTCGTATATTTCCTTGCCATGCAATCTCTGTCTTTCACGGGAATCCCTTTTGGTGCATTCTTTACATTTTCCTAAATGACCATCTACCATTTTCTTGTGTTTGTAGAAATCATCTAGTGGCTTGTACTCTCCGCATTTAAAGCAAGTTTTCATGGCTTTCTCCTTTTAATACCTGCAAAATATCACAATGGATTGCAGGTGTCAAGAAGAAACTTATCATTCTAAAAAGGGATATGGTCCCAGTATCTACGTGCCTCTTCTAGAGCCATGATATCGGGACACCAAAACTCTTCTTTGATAGCTTTTCGGAAAACCTCTTCATCCTCATCCTCATCCTCATAGATTGGTTTATCAACTAAATTCATTAACCATTTGGCGTCTCCTTCAAATATGGAGAATGTGGTATGTTGCTCCCTCACTCTACCAGCAGGATGAATTTGACCGTTTTTAATACGTTCAAATATATGCTCCCTGTGGGCACTTTCTTCCGCTGACTCATCAGGGTATATTTCATTCTGCATTAATGCCAGAAGTTTACTGCACACAGATTCTGGTAGAGTTATTTGGAGATAAACCTTGATTAATACAGTCATGATTAAGCCTTACATGCTCGGAAGACCGCTGCGTGAAGTCCCGCTATGCCAGAGTCGAAACAGTTTTCGGAAAGACAATCGATGATTTCAACAACACGATCAGGGTCAGCACAATTATCACTCATCAGGACAGTGTTCATGTAGCGGAGAATGCCACGACGAGTTTTCTCTGGTTCAGAACTGATACCTTTCAATAAGAATCGACAACTGTCCCAACGCCCCTTTCTGTCACTTAATATCTCTCTGCAAAGCTCTTTACTGTCTTGCTCTGTCATTGTAGCGTCGGAGATAGCTGCCAGAGCTGTCTTCTCGTCTAAGATGTCTATCACGCTGTCAAGTACAATCAGCGCTTGACGGGGAGAGCCCTCAGCGACTTTGACAATCTCTTTAATCACTGCTGCGGAGAATTCTTCTTTTGCGATTCCTTCAGACTCCAGGACTTCATACAAAAGTCTATTCATCTGAGGAGTAGCCAAAGATTTAACCTCAAATTGCATACATCGTGAAGCGAACGCTGGTAACAACATTTCAGGGTCAGTGGTGCAGATGATGAAAAAGACATGGGGCGGTGTGTCTTCCAGTATCTTCAGCAATGCATTTTGTGCGCCTTGCTTGCCTGCCGTGAGTGCATGAGCCTCGTCAAGTATGTAAACCTTTACGTCACCAGAATTCGGAGAGTATTGTGCATTGACCTGGATTTCACGAACCATATCAATGCCATTGTTTTGGGCACAGTTGATCTCATTAATATCATCAAGGGAACAACCTACCATTGTTGCAATGATTCTTGCGATAGTTGTCTTGCCTGAACCCTTAGGTCCTTTCATCATGACAACATGAGGCTTGTCGTCCCTCATAAACACAGACTTGATGGATTCCTTGATACCATCATTACCTACCACTTCATCTAATGTTTTGGGTCTCTTTTCAATATGTAACATTCCTACTCCTTCAGTTTAATTCAAACGACTCTGCCAGCTAGCCCCTGGGGGACTTCCCTTCTGCTTCTATTTACGCGCCACATTAAAAGCGTCAACCATGGATAATCAGTTCAGACCGAAGCAGAGCCGCTTGAAACTATTTGCTTTCTCTATCTCTATGCTTTGATTATAACAGAAAAGTTAATGTTTCGTTAGGCTTTCTAGCAAAAATTCTTCCTTAGTAGACCACGGTTGATTCACTTCAGTACCTTCAAATTCGATGTCGAGTGGCACTATAATCCATGGATGCTCTTTTCTAATATCAATAGTAGCAATCTGGTTACTCAAGTGACACCAATCATGCTTTTCTTCTGGAACTAAATCCCCCAGGCAGCAATCGTGAATCTGGCCAATGATTTTGGAATTCATCTCACGTTCTTCCATTGCCTTAATGAGTTTATTGATAACCCAAACAAGACAGTGGAAAGCAGTACCTTGAATATTGTAATTGCATATATCGTTCTTGGATAAATAGCCACCTGTCCTAAATCCAAATAACTGTTCGATGTAACCTTTTTCCAAGTAGCTCTTGAACATTTTCTCTTGCCAAGCTTTGACACCTTTAAATCTATTCCAAAACTTTTTCTCCACATGCTTGACATGCCGTTCAAAATCTTCTTCCGCAGTTGCTAGGGAACGAATGATACCAACGTCCCGAAGGTGTTCAAACATGTTACAATAACCTGTGGTCATTTTCTTTAGTTTTGGAAACACGCCTCGAGCTATCGAACCATAGTAGGAGCCATAAAACAATGCAAACACCTCATCGTTCTTGGCAACGAATCTGACGTCTTTGGCATGTTTGGTATGGTTTTGCTTGTCCAGTGAGACCATAAAATCCCACTGCTTGTCAGTAAAGGAGAACAATTCCTTTGCTTGATCTCTATGCATATCAGTAGAAGGATCATTGATATAGGCCATAAGGTTTTCGTCCTGTGTATAACAGGCGATGATCCTGACTTCCATGCTACCGAAATCGAAATCTGTCAGCATATTGCCTAAAGAGGGGATGACGCCTCCTCTTGTTATGGTCATCGCTTTTTGTTCTCTTACAGGTATATTTTGGAAGTTAACCCTACTTGACGATCCTCTAAATGTGCTAGTGGTATGCAAGTCAAAGAAAGGATGGAGCTTGTCATCATCATCAATTTCACGATTGAACTGTCCTAAGTATGTACCATGAATTTTCTTCAGTTTGGATATGGCTGTGATTTCTTTGGCTAGTGGGGTATCAAGTTCTTCCATCACTGAGGCGTCAACACTTTGACCTCCTCCACCAGTAGGTTTAATACTTTTCAACCCCATAATATTGAAGAATAGATCAGCTTTATCTTGGGGGGAACCAAAGTTAATTGGACGTCCGCGCTCTCTGAGAAACCTCTGTGCTTCAGGAAATTCATGCAAGCTAGTTTCCATTTCTTCGATCTGCTTTATCAGCTCCACATCTTGGTCCAAGTAGTATTGTCTGTTCAGAGGAATTCCATTCTCTTGAAGATCACAGAACGAATAAAGACCTTCCATAAAAAACTCTCTTGCAGCTCGCATCTTCGGATATTTTCTGAACTCTTCTTCCTGTTCTTCATACAGATTAAAGGTGAGTAGTGAGTCGATACCATCATAAAGCAGTAGCTCGTTGAGTGGGGCTTCCATGATACGATTGAAGGGCGTGTCTTTATCAGACTTTAAATATTTGGCTATTGATTTATCATACTCAGGTATATCCCAACGAATCAATGATTGGAATTTTAAACCGCTAAACGACTTTCTGTTATCAAGAATGTGGGCAGCATTCATGGTGCACCAGTACATATTCTCAGGAGAGACATTAAAGAACTCTCTTGTCCACATATCCTCGAATTTTGAATTGGCGGCTATTTTCTTGATGTCAGGATCGCTCATTATTTTATGCCAAAGATCAGCGATGATTGTCCTTTCCTTTTGAGTAAAATGATCCCTGTACTGATAAGGAAATGAATAAGCCAGATCATATTCGTAGCAGAAACCGACTGATGCAATTTTGTGATCATCACGATATGGTTTAAGACCAGTAGTCTCGTAGTCGAACGCGAATTTTTCAGGTCTAACTTCCAGAACTTTATATAGCACTGCAACGACGTCCTCAAATTTCTTGAGAATACGGACATTATCAATGGGCATTGCTTCAGGTTCTACATATGATTTGGAGCATTTTATGGCATGCTCCAATTGCTTATCATAGAACATCTGAAAATGGGCATCTTTTTCCTTATTAAAAGCAAACGAAGGATGGTACATAGGTAGCACCCACGCCTTTCTTTTCATGTCAGGAATGCATAGACCAGCGAATCTATTCACCGAGATATTGTCTATCCTGTCGTGGTAGTAGCTGTAAATTGCATCAGTACCCATCAACCATATGAATTGAGGTTTCAACTCATCAATTGTTTTCCTGAGTCTGGTACTGCAATACTTGACCTGAGATTTAGTGGGAGTATTGTTCTTTGCTTTTGCGGCATGGCATGCAACAGCGTTAGTTTTCCAACAATCTCGGTTGATGTTGATGCCAAGTCTTTTTAGTTTACCTGCGAACCATTGTCCCGTCTCTCCTTCCAGTGGAGCTCCACTAATATCATCAGCAGCACTAGGGGATTCAGCAACGATGAGGATTCCTTTTCCTCCTTCACCCGCGAATCCCATCATAGGCGTTACACAACCTTTAGATAGTCCACACTTACTACAGGCGTCGGAGCCCAAAGTTTCTTGAGCCTCGACGCCATCCAATTCATCGTCATCAAAGAAGCCTACTGTCTCCATGATTATCCTTTTGCACGTGGCAGAGCAAGCACATGGTAGAAGTTATCGGACGAGAATTGAGCCTTACCCTTCAATAAGGTAAAGCTACAAGCATGTTTCAGGATTTGTGAGAAAAAGATAGGATTGATTTTAAAGGTGAATTCATCACCATCATACTCGGTATCAATTTCCTTATCGATGCTGCCACGCTCTTTTTCAGCATGGATGGTGATTACACCTTTTTGAACATCAATGTCAATCGACTTGTTTATGTCTTCCTCACCAGCAGCGAGAGAGACAATGGCAGCCACTTGCTCACCCAACTCTTCTGGGAATGAGAGTGTGGGTGCTTCATCTGAAAATATGCTGGCTATCTTATCATAAAGGTAATCACCTTTCATGATCTTACAACAGAAGGTAACACCTTCACCTGTTTTGAAGTGTGCCCAATTATTTGACAGTCCAAAAGAACTGACATTGTAACGGATCATCGTCATCACATCTTTTGCAGGAAGTAAGATTTCTGGCATCTCACCATCCATTACATACATACTTGCTCGGATGTTATCAGTGGAATACACTGTGTCATCTTTCACGGCGACACACGCCTTAACCCCCGTGGACGTGTCTTTGTTTGCAGAGAACGAGCAAAGAGTCACTGCTTCGATAAACTCTAGCGGTAGGGGCTTGTAGAAGTCGGTAGCAGCACTCAACTCTATCAGTTGATCTACTAAATGAACAATCTTAGCTTTTTCATCAACCAAAGTAGATAATTTCGCTTTAGTCTTTTTCGCCTTGATCAGTAACGTCCCATCTTCCAAAGACATATCGAAGGTTTCTTCGGCGATGCTATTGATGATTTTGGAGAAGTCTTCCTCCTTGACTGAGAAAGCAAAATCACATTCAAACGGATGCATGATGCATACCCGATCGTTATATGTTGCGATAGCAGAGCCACTGAATAGCAGGTGCGACATCTGCTCCACAACTTCTTTTTTCTCTACTCCTGGCTTTACAGCCTGGATTATCCTTTGTAATTCTGCTCTATTGATCTGCATCGGATTCCTCCTTCTTTAATGCCATAATGACATCGAGATTTTTGGGGTAAAAGAACGTGCCCAGACGATGGTAATTATAACCTCGTTCTTCGAGGTCGTCTTTGAAGGCACGTTCTTTTTCAATTTTACTGAGCTGGGGAAAATTTCCGGATAGATATACGACCAACGCTTTACCCTCCTATCTACGCATAGCGAAGCAAATTTCGACGAATTCCTCGAACCTCTTCTTTTGGCGTTCTGCTGACATCAGACTACTACACCCTATTGAGTAATAATGGTCTACATCAAAATGAAAAACGACCATATGGTTAGATGCCACTTCCACGACTTCTACCACACGTACTAATTCAGAATTAATAAGTGCACCAGTGCCTGTCTCAAAGAATTTCATCCTTTGACCCAGCTTACTTTGGCACCGTTTTCGTTATCCTCAAAAACAGAGCAAGTGACCTCAGTTGAAGGCAAATCATATCTGGTGACCAAGATGTCAATGATGTCTTTGGCAATCATTTCGCAGGAGCGTGAACCGAGTTCGATATAACCCATATCACTTTCTCCATGATAAAGATTGTAGATAGAGGAATCAATCAGTCTTTGGAGCATGAAAAACTCAATGTCGCGGTCAGCATGATTCACCGAAGCGACCAATTCGACATGAAAGATATGACGGTGAGGGTGTTTTAGGAATGCCACATCACCTATATGGCAGTTCCCCCAGTTGTGCATCCCTTTGAACTGATGCCGAACAATTACTTCATTCTTGTATGACATGGTTTCTCCTCTGATTTATCAATAAATTTCTGTTTGCAATGCGGACATACCATAACATCAGGTAATGTTGGATACGGTCTTGTCAAATTAACCAAACAATTAGGACACGTTTGTTCCATACTTCTCCTTTCAGCCTACTGCGAATCCAAAGAACGATGCTAAATTCCATCCAATAAGAGCAGAACCAATACCAAAAATAACGCTGATAATAAGTAAGAATATTATGATGCCCCAAAAAGGACGGTCTGTATCTGACATGCTGTGCTCCTGTGATTGTTTGCTCTATGTCTTTATTATAACAGATGTTTTCGACCCTAGAAAAGGGTTGTCGCAACAGTCTTAGGCTTCCAAACTAAATCTTCCCACGCTGGTGAATTCTTTTCAAGATCGAGATAATACAGCAGGTTTATTTTGTCTCTTATTTCATGGCTATTGGACAGACCTTTCTCTTGTATAACTTCAACCAGATTTGTAGATCGATCTGCCCACTGTTCACCAGCTGTTATCTTATGTCCATCAGCCACATGTTTGAAACAGGATGAGCCCATCACGAAACCATTCTCCTCACAATACTCATTGAAGTATTCTTGGTGCAGACCGACCAGATTATCATAATGCAAGTCCTTGCTTTTGCTTGCAGGACGTGAGGAAACAAAGACACAATACGGTGACTTTGTGAAGTCATAGACACCGTTCTTCTTGTAAGGAATGATCACGATGCCGTACTTGCCGAACTGCACCCATGATGTTGAATCTACACTGAACCAGGGGTAGCTGGTCATCAGAGAAGGTGAAGTCAGAGCAAAGCCATGAATCTTGTGAGTGGGTTTGTAAATAGGTCCTGGACAGATATAAGTGAAGACTGGTATACCGATGTTCTTAGTCCAAGCCACTTTGCTGACTTCTTGACCTAAACCAGAGACACCGATATATTCGTAGTTGTCACAGTATTTTTTGAACCAACTGAAATCTTCGCCAGAATGATATACTGGCAGAGGACTGACACCGAACTCGTCTTCAAGGTGTCGCTGAACTTTCCAAGAAAGCTCAGGACTATGAATTACATCCACAGAGACATAAACATCTAATAGGTGTTTATTCTCCTTCAGCCACTGACCATAATCGTTCACGTAATTCCAGAACTCATCGGTCTCATAATATTCAAAGTTGAGTACGCCATGCTGTTTTTTAAGCACCTCTCTGACGAAAATCGAATGTGCTCCACTGTCAACCATCACCTTAGAAGCCATCTAGGATCTCCTCAGCAATAGGAATTGCCATTTCAGTTTTTTGGAGTTGGTGTTTTAGGATTCTGATATACTTCCTTTTGCGCTTCAGGAAGCCACAAATGGCTTCTTTTTTAGTAGGATAAGCCCAACGCTTCATGCTGTCTTTTGATACCCAGACATCTTTACTGTGTCCCCAGTACGTGAGCCAATATCCCTTAGGCGTCTCTGCCACTACAGCAAAGGTGCTAAGTGTTACTTCCACATCAATCCAAGCACTCTGCAAGATTGTGTCCTGTACCTCTTCAATCTCATAGCGATAGTGGATAGGCCCTACGGAATCGTCTAGCACTGGCTCTCGTACCTTAAATTCCATGAATTATCTCCAGCATATTAGGAATGGCGCTTGTTCCCTTACCATATAGATCAGTGACCGTCTCTTTCCATTTTCTCTTGAAATAGCAGTCATCATCAATATCCGTAAGGGACATCGCACCGAGGGTGATAATCAATTGGCGTGTCATCGATACGGCGCCTTCAAAATCATTATACCTGTATAATCTAGGATACATTTCCATGTAGCTCAATCGATTTGGTACTATAGGAATGCAACCACTGAATAAAGATTCTTGCATACCGATTCCCCAATTCTCATGAAGTGCAAAAGACACGGCAATGGAACTGCGGCTGAGAAGTTCATAATAATCTTCCTTGCTCCGTCTTCCTTCTTGTGTCTTGATAAAGAGCCAATCTGGAAACTCACCTGCAAGAAGATGGGCAAGTTCATCGAACAGATGAGGTTGCTTGTCTTGCGTGAGTCTGTGTGGGAACACTACAATCTTTCGTTTATCCCATTTCTTGTGGTTAGAACTATCAAAGTATATTGGAAATCCAGTAACATGAATCTTATATGGATTGACTTTCCTATTATAACAGATCAGATCCTTGTGATATTCGGTCGCAACAAATACTGAATCATACATACTGAACCAACAGTTTTCAAGGTCTTCTCCCCAGACACCCATTCCCATCTTGGAAATGAAATCAGAAGCGTCATAAGTACCAGCATGAAAGCAACCAGCAATTTTGAAATTGCGCTGCAAACCATCACGCATATAGGCTAATGCTTCAACACCTGGAAACCAACCATCCAATAACAGAATGGTATCGTCTTCAGTAATGGTCCCAGCATAGATCAGTTTGCAAAGCTCCTGAATCTGGGCAGCCTTGTAGTAGTTTGTGCCAACAACATCAAGAAATGCACCAGACTCTATGTCTGTTGTCAGCGGCTCTGGGTCAACGACAATAAGATCAAAACGTGAATCCTCAGTTATGACTTTTGTGAACCAAGCCAACCACTGAATTGAGTAGCGGGCATCTAATGGCTCAATAGGGACTAGGATGATTTTTTTCATATTCTGTCTCCATTTCTTTTAGGATTTCTTCTATCTCTGGACAAGCAAAAACACAAAACAACCTCTTAAACCAAAAACACTTAGAACATGGTAATTTCATTTCTTGCCTTCCTCCAACACATTGTGGCGACTTCATGTGCATCATTTTCTACTAAACAACGGCAGAGTTTTTATACTTTCGTTTAATCTCGGACTGGTACATGTTCCAGTGATATAATGCAGGACTACGCATGTAACACTTGGCACACACATCACGGTATTGTCGAGTCTGTATCTCCTCGCGCATCTTTTTGACTTCATCACCTGCCCAGACTTCCCGTAGTGTTTGATCATTCAAATTGCCGTAGATGACATCATCACCTTGGGAATTGCAGCAGCAGCCCACGTTACCATTACACATGATTGTGACAGAGAACCAAGGATTGATACACAAGTCCTGACTCACAGGCAGAGAAATCCCGTTTTGCATAAAGGCTACGTAGCAGTTAGGTTGGGTTCTGATGTTGCATTTATAACCAGAAAACTCATTGGCTATTTGATCTCTTGCATTTTCCCAATCACCGATCTCAATGATCTGCAAATCAACGGCAATGTCATTGTCTGCCGCGCGTGTTAATAAATCTTTGATGTCATGTATCAACTTATCGACTGGAGTCGCTTCACCTTTCGATTTTCGCAACTCTCCATGCTGTTCTATGCTGTCAATGCTGACTGTAATGATGTCAAGTTCAAGGAGTGCTTTCATCTGCTCTTGAATGTAGACCCCATTGGTGCTGAGACCAGTCATTACGCCAGTCTCTTTTACCTTTTTGATGATTTTATGAAGTTCAGGATGGAGTAATGGTTCGCCAGAATGCTGAAACTCCACAAAATATGATGCGTCAAGATCACCCTGACGAATGATTTTGTCCACTAAATTCATTGATATGAACGGAGTGGTATCCGAACGAGGAAAGAATTGAGCAGGGCACATGGGGCATTGAAAATTGCATGTAGAAGCGACCTCTATCTGATACACTTCTGGCAGTGGAGGCAATATCTGTAGAGGCAATGGTCCTATATGATCCTTAATAATGTCTGTCATTTAACCTCACAGAGGGGATTGAGAAAGTTGAATTAGATCCAAACATTCGTGACGGGTTTCAGGATGCTCTTTGAACGTACCATACACCGCAGAGCTAATCATTCCAGTATTGTTGTATTGCTCAACGCCCCTGCAAGACATGCACCCATGAATAGCTCGCATAACGAGCATGGCACCTGCAGGCTTCATAACTTCCACAAATCTGTTCATGATCTCATGTACCAGATTTTCTTGTAGTTGGGGGCGAGAGGCATAATGCTTGACCAGACGGGGCAGTTTTGATGCACCAGCAACATCATGAGAGCCTGGAATATATGCGAACCATGCGCGGCCCGAGAATGGTAAAAAGTGGTGACTACAAACTGACGTAAAATGAATATTATCGATCATGACCATTTGGTCATAGTTTTTATCGTTAGGGAAACGGGCGAACTGATCTTCGGGAAATTCGTGCCCAACTCCATGAAACAACTCCTTTCCATACATCTTGGCTACTCGCTTAGGTGTATCTTTGAGGTTAGGATCATTCAAATCTAATCCCATGCCCTCAATCATCATTGCACGAAAATGGTCTTCCATTACTTGTAGATTCATTCGGTTCATAGGTACTCCATAGAAGGAGACCGACAATGAGTCGGTCTCCTTAGTTTCAAGAAGTTAATGGATTACGCAGGTTTTACAACTCCGGAGAATTTGGGCGTGGGACCTTCAGTCTCGGTGATAACGACGTTGCGATTTGCGACCAGGAACTTCATGTGGACACTGATACGAGCTTTGGTGCTACCTGATGCGGCCGTCAGCTCATCCATAGTGCCACCAGCAGCGAGTGCCACATCAATGTTGTTTGCGCCAGAGCCGACTGTGGAACCGAATGGGCCTTTTTCAACGATTTTTTTGTCTTTTTTCTCCTTAGGAGCTTTTTCCTTCTTCTCCTTAGGAGCTTTTTCAGCACCAGGCTCAGCGCCAGGCTCAGCGCCAGGCTCAGGAGCACCAGCACCTTCGACCTCGTCGGCGAACAAAGAATTGTACATGTTGACCACGCCATCAGTCAAAGAAGCAGAATCATCATCCGAAACGCTCTCGACGCCTTCAACGAATGCATCGACCAAAATCTGCTTGGTCACGCCGATAACTTTGATTGATGCAGGCAACAGTTCCAGACCATTTAACTCTTTTACAGCAGCTTTCAATTCCTGCATGTTCACTTTGTCAATTCCGATCATTTCTTTTCTCCTGTCTCCCTTATGGGGATTGGTTAATTGATCTTGTTCTTGAGATCAGTGGCTGGCTTGAATTTAACAGCCATTTTTGCGGCGATGTTGATAGATTCCCCAGTTGATGGGTTTCTGCCAACACGTGATTCTCGCATCGTAGGAACGAATTTGCCGAAACCAGCAATAGCGACATCAGTTCCTTCTGATAGCTGATCAGGGATGATAGAGCCAAACAGTGCATCGAAGGTTTTCGATACATCGGTTTTGCTTACTCCTGATTCTCCAGCAACAGCAGTGATTAATTCAGATTTGGTCATTCTGTTCTCCTCTCTTTGGGTCTGTTGTAATTGACTTGCCTAGTTTCAATCCACGCATTGAATAAGGCGACTTTTCATTTCTTCTATTTAAATCATAACACGTTTTTGAAGCCCCGTAATGGTTAATTGACTTTTTTGAAAATAAATTAAATTACCTATGAAATCAGTAGGTTAGCCCGAAACATCAATCGGGCTCTGATAAATTTAACTCCTTATGGGCCTGAAAGTTGAGGTATATGTCACCTTCTTTACTCTCCATAATCCATTTAAGCAAAGTATTAGGAGTGACTCTACCGTATTCAGGTGAGAAAGCAAAACGTGCAGCAACACCCGCAAATTGGAGCTGCATTTTCGTATACAACATGCCCAGAAACTCCTGGTAGCTGCCAACAACTATCTTGATAAAGTCTGTGGTGCGCAGGTGCATGTTAATAATACGTGATTTGGAAACAGGAAGACGCGGTTTGATATCTACCACCCAATGAATATTACCGTAATCTTTGGCATCAAAATCATGCAGGCCATTAGTTTCTACTGTGACGTTATATTTTTGAGTGGCAAGAAGACCAAGCAACACACACAATGATCTTGCCTGCTCTAATGGTTCCCCGCCTGTGATTGTAATGTTTTTACTTGGGCGGCTAATTACTTCCCGCAAGACATCATCTGCTGACATATCTTTGCCAGATGATGGATCTTCCGCATATTTTGTGTCACACCAAAGGCACCCAGCAGAGCAACCCGCAAATCGGATGAATGTGCATGGTGAGCCTATGCCCAAAGGGCCTACCTCACCATTCACAGAACTAAAAATGCTGTACACTTTCATCATTTGCACCATTCGGCATACGAGGTAGGTGTTTCGTACAGGCGAATTCGGTATAATGAAAGACCAAAAATGCTATACAGATCGTTTTGCATTACTATAACCATGTTCTCGGCAGTTGGATTATCAAAAACGCCGTTTAGGTGTTTGTGGTCATACTTGTCCACAATATGCTCTTTCATGGCTTTTTTCAAATCAACAAAATCCACGATCATCCCTGTTGTGTCATCGATGTTACCTGCAAGTGTGACTCTGACAGTCCACCTATGTCCATGAAGATTATGACAAGCACCTTCATAATAAGGTAGGGAATGTGCTGCATCGAATGTACATTCTTTGGTGACTGATAGCATGGTGTTTCTCCTTATAATGTGATTTCTATTTGGACATTGTGAACATCCATTTTCGGACCACTTCCTATTTGCATGGTGGAGTGTGTGACCAGATTGATATGGGTGACATTGACACCAGTGGCCCCTTTAAAATCACTCAGCATCCTGGTGAACTCTTCTTCGAGCTGCTTTTTCTTCATCCTGACTTCCTCAATTTGCATCTTTGATATGCCTCCCGCACCGTGTGCACCGGTACGCAGTATAAGGGTAGTGAATTCCACAACACACCCAATAAGCCTCACACGAGTTATTCATGGCTTCACCTCCAGTGCTTTCTTAGCTATCTTGACGAGGCTTGAGTGCGACAGAAAATGAGTTATTCCACTGCCAGCAATTCGCTTTAGGACCTCACGATATCGACCACACCTTGCCTTTAGTTCCTCATTCTCAAGTGTGGCGATTGTCATCATGTCGTTGGTTTCTGCCTCGGCTTTCTCGACTTTCTCGGCCCTCAGAGTCTGCTCCGCGCAAATCCTCTCAAGTTCTCCCGCGACTCGGGCTATTTCTGCCGTGAGTATTTCAACGTCATTTTGCCACTGTGTCATACATCCTCCTCTATATTTTTAATCTGCTCCTCAAATTCTCTCAGCCTCTCCACCTCTTTATTGAGGGCGGCGTTCTCCAATCTTGATTCAATCGCTATTCCCCACCATTCATCGGTAGCGGTTCGGTGGGTGCATACCTCTGCCTCAAGAGCCGCAACCTTAGCAACATTAGCATTGTTTTTTAAAGCCTCATTGAAGAGTTTCTTCCTCATCTTTTGCACCTCTGCCTCAAGCCTGCAAATTTCCAGCTTGCAATCCTCTTGTTCTTTTGGAAGCCAAAGTCCCGCAATCACATTCTTATCATGATCACGCTCTTCGTGGAGGGACTTGATAATTTCTTCATATTGGTAAGGCAGTTTGGTTTCACTCATAGCCTCTTTCTTCTTGGGTATATCCTCCCCCTTAAATAAGTTTGGGTGACACTTATGGCAGATACATCCATGGAAGTTGATAAAGTGTTCGGAACAGAAGCCCATCAGAAGCCCATTTTCCTTAACTTACTACACCGACCAGTTTCTGACACTTCATCATACCAACAAATCCCACAGAACTCTGCTAAATCTTTATTCATTGCTTCGCCTCCTATAATGGCAGTAATTTATAGCCACAGGTAGAATTAAAATCTGGATTCCAATAGTCACCCTCGGCATCACAACCATTTTCATCGAGATCTTTCTCAGGCGGCCGCTTTTTTACGTCGACCCGGGTAGCTGCGCTGGTTACTACTCCAACGCAAACCTGACCAACATTTTCATGCCAATCGTTTTCATTGAGGTAAAGCTCGATCTCTTTCGCAGCCTTTTTATCGCGCTCTTCTTCTGAGGAAAAAAGCCCAAAACCATCACCATCTGGATCATACAAAAATACTTTTTCATGGATTCACCTCTTTGATAAACTCGTAGATAATTTTGGCCTGCTCGGGGAATGGTCGCTCGTGGAACTCACAGCCAGCGACACTTGTACTTTCGTCATTTAAGAAACAGTATTCAGAATATTTATACCACCTTTTGAAAGTTTCCCACTTCACTTCTCCCCCCATTGCAGTGTGCAGAAGGGCATAGCCGGCTGGGGTGGTGAAGTCTGGGTTTGCGCAAGCAAACTTTTTATGCAGTTCGCTATTTGCTATCGAGTCTATAAACTCTTTATGGGCGGGCGCACTAAATGCATAAGTCCTCCCACAAGAGCAAGACAGGTTACTCTCCGTTTTGATTTCTTTGTGCCACTGAATACTGCAGAATTTCGCTATCTCTTGATTCATGTCATCCTCCCGATATTCCCTACTTGAAAATAACTACGTCTTTGTTTATGCAGGAAGACGCAATATAGACCCCACCGAGAGAAACACACTCTTTTCTGGCCTCGTTATTAGAGTAAAAAAGAATAGAAAGGACTATTACTATCGCTAATGTTATGGTCATGGTCATGGCTTCTCCTTTTAATTTAATTGTCCTGGTGCCGTGTGCTTGTTTGCATTCAATCCCAAAATAGGTTTAAATCGCGGCATGTCACCCAATGTGACCCAGGACAAACTTTAATTATGTTTGCTACTCCAGGAGTCGAGATGTGATTGGCCCAGAGCCAGAGCTTGTAAGATATACACAAATTCGTTTTCGTGGAACTCTGCATGACGATCAGCAAGCATACCTAATCTGATAACGCCCATCTTTTTCTCGTCAGCAGATTGGTTAATTGCTACCATCTTGTCAACATGTCCCAAAATACCAATCCATTCTGCCAAGTCAGTCTGATCCATATTCTCTTTGTAGAGTGAACCTCTTGTGCCTTGGCTAGCAGAAAAAGTTATTGCACTTCTTTTGGCAGCCATTGATGCCAACGACTTCCATATCTCATCGATTCCATGTCGCACTTCGCTTGATGTGCCATCAGGTCTCAAAATCCCTGCATAGTCAACCACAATAAGATCGGGAATGAATCCATCTACTTGTTCTAGTAGGTCAAGGTCGTGCTCCACATCCTTCACAGACGCAGTAAATCTAGGATAACATTTTACCCTTATATTATCACCACAATATTTTCTGATGGATTTTATCTTCTTGCCCACATTATAATGGTTGAACTCCTTTTTATTCATCATTTCAAACCATGTGGTCATTACATAATCTTTATCACCAGACAGCTTGCAAGCACAACATGCCTTGTAAAGACTATCAGGATCAAATTCAGGTATATCGTCTTCCTCAGCATACAATGGTACATAGTTCGTCCTACATGCTTTGGTACATTCATCCATTTGATTCAGTACACAATCAAACACTGGCACTTTATTGCTGGTTTCTTTACCATATGCCGATAGCCTTTTGAACAATCGTTCATTGACGTTTTTCTCCTTCATTTCACAAGATATGAAAACAGCCTTCAATCCTGACAGTGCAGCTTGGACAACTGTTTCCATCAGAAAGTTTGTTTTGCCTCTTTTGAAGGGTGCTAGGTAGGCAATTAACCATCCTCGCTCTAATGGTCCTAAAAAATCACCCATTGCTCCTGGCATCTTGAGTATACCACCATTAGCCTCATCGAACACGTCATGAACACTTTCCATCGTCAAGGGATTATTCCATTTGCTGACAACTCTCATGACCTTCTTCATCTGAAATAATTCTTCTTCAGCCTTATCGAGCTTGCCTATTTGAAGGAATTTTTGTGCTGCTTCCACCCGTATCTCGACTTCGCGTTTTCGGAAATAACCTAGAGTTTGTTCCAGAATGTATTCATCATTCACGCCTTGGTCTTCAATAAAACTCTTGCTCAGTTTGGCTAGAAATGTCTTGATGATGCCAGCATCTTCATCATCCAAAGTTGCACATTCCACATCATACATGTCTTGAATAGTTCTACCAGGTGCCAGACCATATTGATCATAATATTCCCACACCCAACTCATGACCGTTTTTGCAAAGGAGTTCTTGATATATGCTGGTACATAAAGCGAATATATCTCTTCCAAGTACCTTGTGGATATGATTGAAGCTGTTAGGATGTTGTTTTCGACAGTGGTGTCGATGGATTTTTTGATGAACTTAGCCATTCATTGTCTCCTATAAAGCATTAGGACATTCTTTTTATTTTACGGAGTTAATTGTGACCCTTTAAGCAAAGCATATACCACCTATTACCAAACTCTACAACTGATTTCTTTTTGAATTCTTCAGTAGACCAGTTTGGTTCTTCGTATGCTTCAATAGCTATAGCTGTCACCGAAGACCTAATATCAGCCATTTCTTTAGTATCCACATAGCTCAGTAATTCTGCTATTGGTACACCATTCTGCCTACATTCCATCATTGTGCTTGCCAAATCAGAAACTTCTTTGCAGCTCAATAATTCACCTTCTGCCATAACTGGAACACTTGTCAGTACCAGCATTGCTACGATAAGTAAAATCCTCATGTTACCTCCTATAAGACGTTGGGCACGTTCTTCATTTCATTCATGATTGAGGATGCATACTTCCCTTTGCTGCATCCACCATATTTGTTCAGTGCTTTGATTAGGTCTCCTCCTGTCTGCTCAAGGTAGGTGTCAATGATATGCTCAGCTTGAAGTGCCTGCAAATCAACTTTGTCAGGAACTTCTCCCCACCACTTAGGATTGACTTGCCAAGCACCATGATGCATGTTCTTATAACCACCATTCCTAACAGTATAATTTCCATCTGATTCAACCACTGACATTGCTAACATTAATTTTGGTCTTTTCGTTTTAAAGATGGCATACGTCATGTCGATTGGTGACCTACTACCTGATTTTTTAAGGTAATCGATGATTGCTTGCCTTGCTGCTATGGCTTCGTGATCTATACTCAATCGTAGCTTTTCTAGTGTTTGCTGTTGCATTGATATAGCTGGAGGACTCTCTACCTTCGCTTCTGACAGACTCCATTGACACATAACGATAGTTGCTATCATTAGCATCAAAAGAATGAAGGCAAGGGCCTGTGCCTTAAAATACTTCCGATCTTCTTTATTCATGTTCTTGTCCTTTGCAAAAATGTAGCAACCTCTAAACACAAGGTGTTTAATTCATTTTTTACAATCTGGAGTGATTTTACTTTTGCTTCCTTCATTGTCTTGCAGTTCAGCTGGTAGCACTTCAATCCCAAATTATAGCAGTGCATTACCCATTCACCTTTAAAATCAATGTGATTACAGGTTATATAAATTACTAGTTTGGTATTTTGAGTCCTCCAAGCAGTGGGAATTCTATCTGTATCATCACGACGGTATTGTGTAGCATCCACCCATAAATTATTCATCAATCGTTCTCCTCAGCAATTCTTTCTGCTCTTCGCCTCAACATACTTTCTCGGCGATTGTTTTCGGCATTTCTTAAAATAAGATTGTTCTTTGGATCATCTTTTCTATTTGCCAATATCTGTTGTTTTTTCGACCTATCAATCATGCCCTTAGCAAGCAGATAATCAACCAAAAAAGTAATTGCTTTATCAGAACTGAACCAAGTAGGTTTTACCATCGTCACATTATCCTGTGAGAAATGGTATCGTGCATCAATCATCATTGGAGCAAAGAATTTCACGTTTCGACTTGCCCTCAGTTTACTTCCCCAAATAATCTTGTTTTTGTGTCTGTCATAAAAGTCTACTACGATTTTAGCAGCCTTGACAAAATATTTATCATCGGTGGCATCAGAAATCGTACCTCCCAAAATATCCTCTTGCCTCTTGTTGAATTGCTTGATTAAGGCGGCAGTAACATCTGGATAAGGATCAATTTCAGACATACCATTACCGAACTTCTTGGTTAAGTAGGGCAAGCCCATCACACATTCATCGAACCAACTTGTTACATCCATATAGCTCTTGTCTATGCTGCTTCGGTGTGCCCTTTCCTTATGTTCATCAAACAAGAAGAAGTTAGGCAAGGATGTTTTGTCGTATTTGGGGGAGAGTTTGAATCCTGCATCTGTGAGCATTAAGCAATAATCATCTATGGCTTGTTTGATGACAGGCTTGCTGTGGGTACGCAAAGCTTTGGCAATACGTTTCTGGCATTCTTTGAATGTTTTGCTTGAGCTATCAACCTTGTGTGAGGGCAAACAACCTTTACCACAATAGTATCGAAAGATTTCTGCAATGTTTTCATTTTTAAAGGCTGACTCAACAACCTGATCCTGCAAGGTTTGTTTTCTTTTGATCAAGACAGGTCGAACAGCAACACTAGGTGCGCCAGCACAAGATGCTTTAGCATCTTCTTTCTTTGTTTTAAGGTCTTCTTTCTTTGTTCTTATTATAGTAGATGAATCCTTCATCGACTTAATTGATGAGGAATTCATTGACTGTTGGTTTATTGAGGTTTTCTGACATTCAGCCACAAGTCCTGGTACAAATGATTCTAAAAACCTCAATATATCCATCTTGTAATACGTACTTGATGGGTTACCTATTCTCTTGGAAGAATAAATACCTTTTTCTAATAATTCATTCATTGTTTTGCGAGTAACGTTGTGGGGAATAAATAAACGGTCGGTGATTGTTCGATAGTTCAAAGGAAAATAACCATCTATCGTTTTCCCCCTTTGTGACGCCATATATTCTTGCTCTAATAATTCTGCAACAACACTAGCTTTCATAAGGCTTTTTAAGTTTTTTATAATGGTTTTGTTGATAGAATAAAAACCTTCGGAACCCAGTAGTGCTCTAATGGTGCTAATATCCATGACGTTCTCCTAAACTACTTCCTAAGAATAAACGAACGAACCCCCCAAGAGAATGCAGTCTCTTGAGGGGTCCACTGCTGCGTAAACTGCCAGCATTTCAATTCGATAACCTCCTGCATGAAGCATAATTTTTAAATCGAATTCGATCATAATTGATATTTTTAGGCAATGCAAGATATTAATCGTAGCCCACAATTCTTTTTAATTCAAACAGGTCATCCTCGTTTAAATCATCAGGATCACCGTCTGGTAGTTCAATAACTTCGACCAGGGGCACAACACTGGAAATGGCATGTGCCAATCCTTCCGCCTTCTTCAAAGCATCCGCATCAAACAGCATGGTGACCTTCTTCAGTCCTTTTAGGCGGTAAATTTGAGTTGAGGTCATCTGAACACCAAAAGTACAGACGGCATTTTTTCCATATCGCCATCGATCAAACAAACCTTCCACAAGTATCGCAGAATCTTTGACATCATCGATACCATACAAACATTCTTTAGCTGGCATGATAGACTTTTCAATCGGAGAATTCTTGTATGGTACTTCAGATTTACCAGTGGTGTCTCTACCTACAAAAGTTTTCAGTTCACCATCCATGATAATAGGAATTAGGATTCTAAATTTCCAATCATCACAAGTAGGACCAACAGCCATAATATCATATCGGCGTTGCATTTCTAGTCGGTCATATCGCCTACTTTTGAGAAAATCATCATGGATGGGCAAAAAATCATCAGTGGCGGGAGCAGGAAGCATCGCAATTTCTGACCGACTTCTCTCCCTTCTTATCAGGTGATCAAAATCACTGACAATATAAAGCTTGGCAATGCTGATAGCGCGACCAAAAGAGCATCCTTCTACCTCTTTAATGAGCTGAAACAGGTTGCCCTTTTCAGCACACTTCCAACAAGTGTAGAGGTGTGACTGTAAATTTATGCCTAGGTGATTTGACCTGTCTGAACAGAAACAGCAAGCAATGCCAATGTAACCAGCAGACACATTTTTAGCACCAGCTTGATCATAAGGAATGCCCTTATCGTCAAGGTATGCTTGAATATCAAAGAGGTCAAGTACATCCTCAAGTTCTTGGTGTGAATGGGAAAGATGCATGGTCATCCTTGCCTTGTTTTTCTTAGTGACCAATATCGGAGCATAAGACCTCGATTAATGTAACTGAATACCTTTTTCTTGATTGGTAACGAGTGTAGTTTGGGTGCGTTTTTTAAAACTTTTATTTCCTTTCTTGATGTTATCCATATGAGTCCAGCGTAGCTGGGTACGTCCTTTATACAGACTAACCCTTCAGGAACAACATAGAAAAATTTATGCGGTACACAGAAACCATATATACGCCTACCACTTTTAAGATCCTTATGTTTTGGTTTCTTATTATCCGCCCTAAAATCAGCCACACTGATTTTAATCTCGTATTCAGTACCAGTTTCATTCTTGGTGAAACTGATCATATCAGCTTCCCAACCAAAGGCACCACAATTAGGGACGATGTGAGTATGACCTTTTCCCAGCAACCAAATATAAAGTATATCTTGGATAGACCTCTCTGAGAGATTGACAACTGGTTTTCTACGCAATAATGCCGTCATGAACCTAATTGATCTCCATCGTCCCACTTAAATTGATCAAGCGGAAAATGATCTCCACAACCACAGCAGAAGGTACCACTATAAAAATATGGATTTCTCGCATAAGTCTCAGAGATTGACCGCGCCATAGTAGTAGCAGTACCACATGGGTTGTGGACATAGGTGTCGCGATAAGGGCGAACAAAACCTTTTGCTCGTTCTTCTTCGGACAGAACAATATATTCTTTCTGTTGTCCATCCTCTTTGAGTTCTTGGTGACCTTCCATAACTGGTGAACCATCAGTCATTACTCTCTTACAGATATGAGGTACGTCCATATCATACGATTCACCACAATGCTTACAAAGATTCATTTTCATGACCATTCTCCTTCGCTAATTACTCTTGATTTTGGATAGAGATGCAATGTGCCATTATAGCGATGAATTCCATAACATTTACCACAAAGCTCTCTGCCATTTATTTTTTTTATATCCTCACAACAAGCACATTTTCTAATGGATTTATCATTTATTTTGTTTTTTCTTAGGTTTGCTTTGACAGGGACTTTAGGTTTGGTTTTTTTACATTTTTTACATCCACTCGCTTTTCGTAATTTGCATGAATCGGACAGGTAGTTAAGTTTCCAAGTAGGACCACCCATTTCTGGGCAATGAATGTCATATTCAGTGTCAGCCATTGTTCCTTTCCCTCCTGTCCGTTCTTGTTCTCGGTTTGCTTTTACGTCAAAACGTCTCGACATCCTCTTCCCCTGTTTGGTTTTTATACCTATCCCACATTTCAAGTTTAATTTCACGCCACTTACCAAGCACAGTGTGTCTGCGCCCTCCAGCTTTTCCTTTGGGCCAATCTTTTGGGTCATCACTGTGAGACCAAACCATTTGAAAGACATCTTGGAAAGTCAAACCAGTTCTGAATGCTTTATATTCATCAGAGTCAGGCATCTTTAGTGGTTTCTATACGGATACTGCATTCACAGTTAGGGCATTCAATATTGGCAAATACTTGAAACTGCTTCTCGTTTTTTATAGGGTCACAAGCCCTGAGCAATCTAGCATCATCTACTTCTGGTAAAACACCAAATACCTCTTCTTTCTTTACTCCCAAAAAAACTTTATCTTTATCTATGGGAATCACATACCAATTACAGTATTCGTACTTATCAGGAGCAGGCTCATCAGCATCTTCCAAGTGCCTACACATATCGGCATCCTCTTTATCATCAAAAGTATCAATAAGTTTTGGTGCCCATTTAAAGCTCTTGATACCTGCGGGAGTAGGGATGTACCATACTTCATATTTCATTCTGTGTCTCCTTATAACCATGAATTGTCCATATAGATCACTAGGCGCTCACCGAAATGTTCTATAAGGAAACGATGACTGTTATTGAAAAAATCGTGGATGTAAACCTCATCCTTTTCACTTGTCTTTCTCAGACCCCGACCTACTTTCTGCAATAAGTTCTTTTCAGATTTCCCACCAGCAGCATTTATAACAGCGTTCAGATTAGGAATGTCAACGCCCTCAACCCACACAATACTGGCTACAACCACTTTGAGTTCGCCTGAATTGAGTGCTTCTTTTACATCCACACGTTCTTGTGATTTTGTTGCGCCCCAGACATATTTGCATTCCACGTTTAAAGCATCCAGCTGCTCGACGATGTTGTGACCATGGTCTATCTTGTCTACAATAATCAGAACGGTCTCATTTTTTTCTGCGTGTGCCTTTGCTATTTGGGCTATCATTAAATTGAGTGCCAAGTTGTGTGTGACTCCTGCATTATAAACATCAGCATACTTGCGGAGATCAGCTACGTCAAAGTCCTTATTCAGCTTGTGTAATTTGATGCGAGGCTCTGCTAATATACCTAAATCACTACCTTCATTGATTGTCAGCTCACCAAGTACGGGACCAATCAATCCTTCACAAACGAGGACTTCTTCACTGTCATCATCCATAAGTGTAGCAGTCAAACCTAATCTGATAGGAGCAGGTACTCTTGTCAGCACATATTGGTATTGGCTGTCCTTCTTAGCTACATGGTGGCAGTTATGTACCAGTAGACCATCAACATAGTAATTATGGTCGTTTTCTACTTCAAAATCATAGAGGTATTTGAACCCCTGATCTTTCTCTTGATCTGAAATAATACCTTCGAAAGATCGGTCATTACTTCCTCGTTGGTAAACCTCAACACCGACCACCCTAACGCTGTCAATCTGATTTCTTTCTTGGCATCCTGTTCTTTTCTCCCAGGAAAGCTGTGACTCGCTCCGTCCACCTCTATAGCAATCATTAGCTTTGGATGCACTATGTCGACCTTGTAATGTGTTGGGTATCCTACAGTTCTCCTGGACCCTATGGGCTTGTCGGGAAAAGGAATCACTATGTGGTTGTTCTTCCAAGCATTTCCTAAAGCTACCATAAGTAACATCTCCGCAGCAGACGGGGCTTTCCCGTTTCCTCCTCGATCTGTTCTGTTTTGAAAGCCTACTGTACCATTTATTCTTTTGGTTGCTTTTATTTTTTCTTGGACACCCGGCATGTGAGAAGGGTTGTTTGCCTTCATTCTTTCTGAAATGATGCTCCTTCTTTTTAGATTGGTTTTGGTCATTCTCTCTGAACTGGCCTTGTTTCTTTCTGGATCTTTGTAACCACATGGTCTGGAGCAGTAGATGTTGTAGCGTGTTTGAAACACTTTTCCGCATTGGGGGCAGATTTTTTCTTTCATTTGAATCTCCTTTTGGTAATGTGATGCAATGCATCATGTCACTAAAAGAAATCCTTGTTAATTCTTTTCCTGATAAGTATTTAGCTTCCATCCAAGCATATCGTACATCGAATAGATGGGTATCAGAACAGACATAAATCGACCCATCGGACATAGTGATTTTGGCCAGCCTGTTTAATGGGATTGCGTTTTTAAATGTTCTGGCTACCCTGTTATGTCCAGTTAAAGAACAAACGACGTCACCAGTTTTTATGTCTTGTATCTCTCTGTTACCAAAGGGGGCGGATATAGGCGTCCCAGCTGCAAAACACTCATCGGTCACCACGATGTCATACAAATGGCCCTGTTCATCCGTCAGTTTTTTGAATGACTGCCGAGTGGAAATGGTGATGTCTTTACCGCCTTCTGCACGACCTCCCCCGTACCTGCCAACACTCGTAAAACCAAAAGCAAGGGCTGATTTGTAGGTTTGCTCAACAAGATCGATTTTATGGCAGAGCCAAAGAACTTTCAATCCAGGATAAGCAGAGAGTATTCCGAATCCTAAAACAGTTTTACCTGAACCAGTAAACGAAACGATAGTACCTCTAGGTCTATCAAGAAAGGTATTGATCAGACTCAGTTGGTCAGGACGGAAAGTAATACCAGGAAGTGCTGGTTCATAAGTAGTAATATCTTCCAGACTGTTATCGACTATGGTATAATCTATATTGTTTTCCTCACAGAAGTAGGCAATACGATCAACCAACCCTGCCCAGAAGTGGTAGACACCACCTTTTCCTTTAGTCATCATCGATTTGGTGTACTCGGTACGCTCCTTACGATAGATGCCCTGCTTCCAGTAGACAGCAGGGAAGGAAACAGCATCCTTAACTAGTGTGGCAAAGGCAGCAGAGCATTCTGCTTCAATGGGATTTAGGATGGTGATCTTATGCACGGGCTTGGGCATCATGAGTTTATTCATAATTCTTCATCTCCTCCTATCTGCCTGTTGTAGTGATCGGTTTCAAAAGATGAAAGTAGTTCCAGCAATTCTGTCGTTTTATCACTTTTGAAATTACGACCAGCCACTTCGCCAGCATCATAGGCAGATTTAACTAAACACTTAACCACCGTTCCAATATAATCATTTCCCCATTCAATACTATCAAAATCATTATCCTTTTTCCACTTCTCAAGAGTCATCACACCACCTCGAAGTGTTTCATCATGACTTGGAGAAGATGATCGTAGTCACCGGATGTGGCATCTGCTTTAATCGCTTCCCAGTCCATACGATTTCTCTTAGCCACTCGTTGAGCAAGACCAAGAATCATGAACGCATTACTATCCTGCCCTATTAGTTTTAATACTGGTTTATCTGCCATTTTGATTTCCTCCTAATGCTGTTACCAGTTCTGCACATGCCCACTTGACCTTCTTCTTAGGCCACTTGTATCTGCGCTCCATATATGATTGGACTTCGTACATAATGAGTTTACCCGTGTTGTGATAAACTTCATCTGGCATATTGAGGATTGTTGTGACAATCAGCTTAGCCTCATCCGAAAGTTTTTCAAGTGTTTCCTTAAATAGAAAATCTTCTTCGGGACTGTTTTGCGCTACCAAGTTGCAATCATCAGGATCAACAACTTCACCCCAGTAAACGGCCGCAGCCAACTCCAGGTTTGATATAACGTTTTTCATTTCTTTCTCCTGAGTAGTACAGGTTTGCAGTTCTTTTCAGGTTCGTCAACAACTTCGGGTTTTGGCATTCTTGCGCGTAGACGGATAACATCTGTGATTTCTTTTCCTTGGCTGCATCGTTTGCATACTCTCGGACTGCCTGTTTGTTTCTTCATCCTACAAGCATCGATAAATATGGTTTTCTTGAGCCGATCACACCAAAAATTAGTCACCGGTTGAAATTCATCACAGACTTCATCATCGGCAGATTTCCAAGCCTTAGTAGTCTCACAAACTCTTCTGCCGCTACCTTTCTTTGCTTTGCTGCCATCAGCCTCTGTGCCTAAGCGGCGTAGTGAGTGGGCATAGCATTCACAGTATAAACACGACATGGTGTCACCTTTGCATTGCACGAGCTTGGAATCTTTCTTCTTCCTCTACAAAACGAACAATCGCCATTTTTGTGAAAGCGGCTTGTGAGATATTCAGGCGGGCACATTGTTCGATTACCCTATCCTTTAAACCTGAATCTAACATCACGTATAATGGTGCTCTGCCTGGTTCTGCCATTAGCTTTTCTCCTCTTTTTCAGTTGTTTTGATGTGTTCAGAAACAACCATCCTTACAAAAGCAGAAACGCTCATGTAGGATTTTTTAGCTGCGTCCTCCACAATTTTCTTAAACTCTTTGTCCACTCTGACATACAGAGGTGGAACAATCTCTTCTGGTTTACTCATTACAATCCTCCTGTTGTTCGATAAGTGATTATTTCAGGACCGATTGCAAAAAGCAAGCAAATAAATAGCGCCTAGAAAGTTTTTGATTTGATCTGAAAAAAATCAATATTATTGAACATGTACCTTGCTTTTTAAGCTGTCTACCTTGCTGTATAAGAGCATGGTTAATAAAATTGATATGATGATAAGCATGATATTATTCCTTGCGTGGTAGCGTGTTATTCCTCTTTCAGCTTTTCTGTCTTGGTGCCAAGTATCACGTAGTCAGCATTACGGAGGGCAGTGGTACACATATCCACCATCTCATCTACTTCCCGCGAGGTGAAGTGGAAGTCAGGATGGTCAACTTCACCCACATCTATTATGATCCGTCTTACTCCCATGTCTTACTCCTTTATGTTTTCTTTAATCATTGAAAAAGATTCCAAGAATAACCAGTATGAAGAAAATTAACCAGAAAGTGCCGCCATCCATAATCAGTACCCGTAAGTTTTGTAAGGGAAAGCCATCTTTACCACTCGATCAAAGTGCGCCTTATTGAATCTGCTCAACCAGATGGTGTAACGAGCGGCATCAGCATCTTCAGTAGCCATTCGATCAGCATCAAGCACCAACTCCAGAACTTCTGAGCGGCGCATGGTCTTGCTTTCATCAGATTGACCGCAGTCATCAAAAAAACAATCATCAGCAATGCGGTCCCAAGTCGTACTCATTGCATAAACGGCACGTTGGTCTAACTCTTCGGACTTGCCAGGATAGCTGTCTTTATCCACATCATACATTGATTTGTGTCCCATGATCCTATCTCCTTTGGTTTGGTTAATCAACAGTAGGGTAAAGAGTCGTATCAGGTATTTCATTCGTATCTATCCACCCTATACCAACCCACTCTTTAACAACACCATTCATAATTACTTTGCTGTATGTGGCTTCGTTTCCAGCCACCATTTTGGTTATGCTTAGTTCACTAATTTTGATCAGCTGGCGTGTCATGTCCACTTTCCTTCAACCAGAACTGTGTCGCATTGCCAGCATCGGCTTTCACCATGCCATGAACCTCTTTGGTCCTTCGGGTTGCAACCCCAACATGAAACCGTGCCACAAGACGGGCACGTGTACTCGGCGTTATCGTGGTTTAAGACCTTACCGTATTCGTCAAACTCACACATAACTATTCTCCTTATTCATTTAGTGCAGCGGAACCAATGGCATCACAGAAGGTGTTGATGTTTTCATCATCACCACCCCCATCGATATTTGGATTGATTTTTCGGGCAATTGCGCCAATTACGGCACCAGCACCATCAAAATCACCATTTTTAATAAGTTGTTCAAACTCTTCCCACCATTCACACATAACTATTCTCCCTATTGGTTGGTGCTATTCTTTGGTATAGATTCCTAGCTTCATACCAATTTGACGGCAATCCATGCAGCCAGTGAAGCAGTGATCTACCCAACCTGATTCATCATTAAATCTCATTTGTTTCCACAACTTCGCCATCGAGGTTATTTTGCTTTCGGTGAGATGCTGCTGTTCCTTTTTTGTCAGCACCTTCTTTGCTAGTTTCGTATGGATAGCCATAAAACTATTCTCCCTATTGGTTGCTTGACTTTCTATGATTAATTATCTCATGTGCCACAAGTGCAAGCAAGCAGGGAAATAAAATACCCTGCCTGCTCGCCAGTGTTTTAGCTACATCATGTGCTGGTCAGCAAACGAGTAGATATGATCCTCACCAATGATGATGTGGTCAAGAACTCGTACACCAAGCAACGTGCCTGCATCGATCAATCTCGTGGTCAGTTCAATATCTTCTCTGCTTGGCTCTGGGTCACCAGAGGGATGATTGTGCATGAATATAAGAGCCGCTGCCGATGATAACATCGCTGTCTTAAAAACTTCTCGGGGATGGACAATAGAAGCATTGAGACTACCGATCGACACTACGTCCAAGCAGATCATTCGGTTCTTAGAATCCAAGTGAATGGCTAAGAATATTTCTTTGGTCTCATCACGCATATCTCGAAACCATCTTGCCACATCATTTGAAGATGTGAATCTCTCCAAATCTCTAGCCGTCGTGTATTGTGGAGCTTTTTCGTATACCGCTTTTATCGTCCTAATCTTTTGTTCGACCATCGTCTTACCTCCTGTTGCTGGTTGATTTTGCTTTTCTCTATGATTTAGTGTCTCATGGCATATTGTGCCAAGCAATAAGGGAAATAAAATAATCTACCTATTTGTTCTGCTGTTGAAAGTGATCAAAGCTCATACTTGGAATCGTATTTCTAGCTGTCTGCCTTGCGTTTTAAGCGACTTGGACTGAAAAAGCATACTAACGTGTGTTAGTATGCTTTCCAGTCTCTTATGTCGTGTAGCCGATTGCCTATGCGGCTAGTCTGTGCTCCAGGGCTGCCGTGATCTTCGGCAGCAATTCGATCTTCCGAAGCTCAGACGCCACATTGTGCGTAACGTATTGAGTGAGGACGGAATTCAAATCCCACATATTAAGATCCTTCTGTTTCAAGGCGTCTGGTAAGAGTAGACCTGAACGTGCTTCCTTGACGGCTTCAATTTTCTGAATTTCGCCCTCGGAGAATTTCAAATCTTCCATGACCGAATCGTACATCAGTTGAGGAACCTTCTTCTCAGCCATAAGTTTCCACAGACCAGTTTGTTCAGAGAATTTCGGCATACCAGTCATGAGCATGTTGGTTAGCTCATCAGGATCGAGACCAACGAGGTGCCGTTTTTTAAAGCTGTCGAATACTTCACCGACAGTCATGCCGTTGCTACAGACCAAACGGTATGCTCCGAACATTGCTTTGTACTTCCAGCCTAGATCATAGCTACTGAAAATATCAGAGGTTGGATTTACAATGTCGCCGGTTGATATTTCGTGCTCGACTTCGGGGAACCGGGCATTGACTTTTATTTTGCCGCCATTTGCCAGCAGATTGAATTGAATAACTGGTGGTCCGAATTCAGGAACGGCTAATGCTGCCTGCTCGACTTGCCAGATCACCAGTTCGTGATAGACGGGCTTGTAAATCTCGGTACACACATTGAACAAATAGTTATTATTCTGGTCAACGATAGCAAAACGACCTTCGGCACGATTATCAGGGCGACGGCCCCACCAAAGAGGCTCCAAAACAACCGCAGGGAAAACTGTGTTATAACGCTTGGCAACATCTTCTCTGATTGCACAAATTTCCTTATGGCTCATTTCTTTACTCATAACTTTCTCCTTTTATTGATTGGTGTTGATACAGCGGTTTCAATATCCCATCCTGATTTTGTTCTGTTTTTTAATACGTTTCTGCAAATACCCATCATTTCAGCAACTTCGACCAAAGGCTTTGATTCACCTCTGAATTCTACAAATACGGTTTTCCTTTTGTTCCTGTTATTTTCTTTACTGGTGGCCCATCTACAATTGCCTGGTTCATAATCACCGTCGTTGTCTTCCCTATCTAATTCAAGTCTGGGAGGACACTCTCCCATATCCTCGAAAAAGTTACCAAACACTAACCATCTTTCGCAAACCTTAATGCCTCTGCCGCCATAGTTGTGATAGGATTTGAATTTAGGATTTTGACATCTTTGCTTCATACTAGTCCAAGCACCATGTGTCCTTGTACCAGACATGCCATGTGTAACTACACCGTGATTGTGTTTGTGATAGCATCCACATGAAAGATTTGGGCTGTCAGTAAGTGTCCTGCGATTTCTGTTAGTTGTGTTTCCACAATCACACTCACATGACCACAGTAGATTACCCGACATTGTTTTGCCATGCAGACCAATTATAGTCAATAACCCAAATCGTTTTCCTATAAGCAGATTTTTTAAATCATCAGTGTGTGAAGGTTTCATGCCTCAGTCCTCTTTACCATCCATTTATAACTTTTACATTTGGGGCACGATTTTGGCTCCTTCGTTTTTGCCATCCACACATAACCACATCTTTTGCATTTGCATTCCATGACGCTCTCCTTAATGGTTAAAGTTTAGATCATCATCATAATAATATTAACCAAATAAAAAGTCAAGGTGCATCCTTCAGGGATAGGTGTAGCTGCCCGACACGCTCATCGGGCAGCTACAGTGTTATGCAGCAGGAGCAACCTCGACGACTTCGTAGTGGAACTTGCCGTCCTTGTCAACGACCTTCTTGCAAGTCGCTTTCTTATTCAGGAAGCCCAGGTGAGAAATGACGCGGCTCTTTGTGCAACCAGCTGCCGCCATCAAAGCTTCGATAGTGGTCGGCTCAGCAAGTGCCAGTTCAATCAAGCCAGCCTGAGAAGTTGAGCGGCAGTGACCGAACTGAGTGTACGTGCCATCATGTGTTGCGCGAGGTTTCCGGGCAGAAGTTTTCTTCTGTTTTGTGGTACTGACTGATGCAGTGTATTCCTTACACTCTCCCTCGACGGGGCAGGACTTGCAGATGCGGCTGTTGGGGTCATTCTCGCCCCAGACCTCGCAAGCTTCTGCCGGACGCTCAAACACTTTTACTTCTGGTTCAGTACCTTTTTCCTCTCCTTTTGTTTCTTTTTCTGCGCCCTGGATATCAGTGGCGGTATCTGCTGTTTTAACTTCTTTTACTTCGGCTTTTGCGGCTGCGTCTTTTTGCTTCTTGGTAAGCTTTTTCATGTTGACCTCCAGGTCGTTGAGTTGTCCGCATTGTGCGGTAAGATAATTATTTATCTTATGATACATACTCTCATGGCACATTACGCCAAGCAAGTATTATATTGAGGTTTTTCAAGAAACTGTACCGCCTTTATTTTCTTCTTTCTTAGGCAAGGCAAACTCGACCTTGGTTATCTCACCATCTGGATGAGCGGCTTTTGCTTGCTCTACAGCATGAAGAATACCGGTGGCGTCTGCCCTCATTACGAAAAGTTCGTGACCATCCATTATCCATAAATTGTATGCTTTCATATCACGCTCCTGTTAGTGAACGAACCATCATGATGTGGACAACTTCAATGACTTCAGCAGGATTGCCAAGCCTACATTCCTTATACATTCTAGTGATTGCGGAATCAAGAATCGTGCCTTGCAGACCCTCTTCTGTTTTCCATATCACGCCTTCAGCGTCTTTGATAATTGCGCACCAAGTTCTGCCATGATCAATGGATGCAAGTAACGGAAACCTTTTTCTGGTTTCTGGAAACTCGATCATCATTCCTGTTTTCAGTTGCCACACGGTGCAATCATATTCAGCGAGTTTTGGAACTAATACCTGTTTCATAAGAACCTCACGGGACGATCTGAGCGACCGCCCCGTCATTAAATGTTATTTCATGCGATGGACGGGAGTTCCATTGTGTGAGACGGGACGACTGAGACTGACTTTGCTGCCGTCTGCTTGTCCTTTTTGATATGCTTCCATTGAGCCACGGAGCCATCTTGTTCGACCTTTTTTCAAGCTCGGAAACTGATTTTTCACAAAGCCCTGAAGACCATCGACTTTGACGACCATTAAAGCACTGGATTCTGTATCCATTACCGCGTTGCGTCTTTTGTATAAATCCTGCAGGCGCTCGCTGATCGTATTAACCATCCCGAAAGCATAGATTTCACGGTCACGCTTGAGTCGGAAACCTATTTCTGCTTTGCGACCTACCGTCCTACGTAAGTGCCGATAAAAGAAGATCGATATTTCAAGATCAGTCTTGGTGCCCAAGAAATTCAAGTACCACGGAGTATACCTGCTTTTATTGGTAACAATACTACAATCAAAAGCTTCGGCAATGGCTTTGGCGAGAGAAGCTTCCCAAGCACAGAAGATTTCATCAAGTGGGTCAACCTTCTGCCGATCAAAAGAGAAACCTTTTTTCGATCCTCGCAGATCATTGAAGGATAAGGCGTGTTTGGCCATGAGCCGTGATGCCATTTCATTCGCTGCTGCCTGCTCAGCACTAAATGCACCACTAGCATCCTTGCCTAGCTCCAGAAGTTTCATGATCTTGTCGATCATGGATTGCTTTTCCGCGTCCATAAACTTGCTCCTTTTCGTTGCTGGTTAATTGAGCTTTTCTCTATGATTTAGTGTCTCATGGCATAATGTGCCAAGCAAGCAGGGAAAGTAGAAACTATTCCTTCGCATCGAAGCTTAGTCGTATGGCTTGGGAATAAATGCTTTCTTAGCCCTCTTACCTTCATCAGTATGTATTGGAAAGTTCTGCATGTTGGGCTCACCAGAAGGTGTTCTGCAAGTAGGAGATTCAGGGCTTTCTCTTTCGTATTTAAGTCCAGTGACGCGTTCCCATTTTCTTATGGCTTTGACTATTGGGAAGGTTTCCCAAGCCGCAAGTATTGGAGTATATGGAGCTCCATCGGGATTGAAACCTTGTTCAGTAAGATATGTTTCCAAACTTTTTTCTGAATTTCTCATTGTTTTGCAGCCTTATGTGCCCACACTTTATAGCGGCATTTTTCGTTGTCGTAGTAGCCAATAGCGATAGCATGACCATGTGGGTCAATGTACTTGACCGCTTCCCGAGTCGTAGCAGTATCGCCTCTCCAATCATTGGCTCTGAGGAACTCTGCAAATACGTGGTCTGAATCGTCCAGATGTTTCGCCCTAATATATTCGGTAATCATGACTTCTCCTTCTTGATTAGGTGCCATCGAGGTCATCCTCCATTTGTGCTTGAGCCGCCCACTCAGCATGAATGCGGTCCCTGTACCTGATGAGCGCCTCCAGAACACTGGGCTCAATGACAATCTTGTTCTCAACACGGGAGCCGCCGTTGTGAATGCAGATCACAATGTTATGTCCATCGTGGCCCACATACACACTGTCACCGATATAAGCAGGATCAAGCATTCCTTCCTTTTCAAACAGCTCTTTACTCATTATTGGTCTCCTTGATTATGGCGGCCAACTGTGCGCCTGGGCCAGTATTCCCTTTCCACTCACAGTATTCACAGAATTCCTCTTTACCCCTGTATACCGGACCTATACACCAAGCAGGAATTTTCCAGCTGACTATTTTTTTTGCGAGTCATCATTTGGTTGTTGCATGTAGGACATTTGTTCATAATTAACCTCTCATTTCTCTGGAAATTGAGCAGCTCTGTCGAAAACAGCCGCTCTATACTTTAGGAATCGTGTTGTGAAGCAAGGACTAGTACTTCTAAGCTTGGAAAACAGAAAACTGATACACTGACATGCTTTCTGTTTCCCGACAGCTTAGAAGCGAAGGTAGTCATTGGCGTCTATTCCTCTTCTTCGCAGTAAGGGCAAGGTTCTCCGCTGCATTCGATACACACACCACCCTCTTCGATAACGAGACTATCATGACTGCCTGGTGAAAACACTGCTCCGCATTCTCCGCATTTCTTTCTCATTTTTCTAACTTCATTGAGTTCCATTATTCCTCACCATTAATGACGTGGTATACATTACCGCCCCAACGCACTTCGTAAATCGTATTGAGATTGACCAATCGATAAGCTTTTTTAGGCAAATCCCAAACGACTTTGTAGGAAGTGTCTTGCCGTTGTGCGTGGCAGACACCACCCTTCAAGTCTATGTGGGCACCTATCCTGCAATTCATCAGTCGATCAGAACCATCAACTTTCCTAAATTTTACCGTGAAGAACTGACCTTTGGTTTCTTCGATCAGTTTCTCTAGATGCACCCTGTGAATGATTTGTGGTTTCATGGCTCTACTCCTTCTACTTCGTAAAGGATTGTGGCATTCACGCTACGAAAGCAGTGACCACAATCATCGTGTGCCTCAATGAAATCTATGGCGTCATCTCCCTTGAATCGTTTTGCATTATCCAAGTCTTTGGTGAAGTATACTTTCTTGGCGTTATGCGAGAAGCCCGCCACGTATACACCGTTATGTCTGATGATCTTGGTCAGCATATCAGCACCACTCAACTGTGACGGACACATAACATTGATAATGGTTTTGAAGTCCCGCATCAGTTCTTCAATGTAAAGTTTGGCGAGATTGCCTTGGTAAGTATCAATCATGCTGAGCCACTGGGTGCATTCATCACCAGTCATCAGTTGACTGCCCATCCCGTCCTGAGAAGTATAAGATTCGATGTCCCTCATGACACGAAAGTTGCCCAAGTCGAGCGTGGAAACGATGTCATTGGATGTGTATTCGATGGTCTCACTGTCCTGATCATAATGATGAATTCCTGCGTTTACGACTGCCTTGAAATTGATGGACATGTTCTTGCTCCTTTGGTTTGCTGGTTAATGTTGCTTTTCTGCATGATTTAGAGTCTCATTACCAACTCTTCCATACAAGATAAATCAATTGGCTATTGAAGTTTCTATCCCAGCAAACAATGTAAAATTTTGTGTGTGACAAAATCCTTCATACAGCCTTCAAAATCAAGGTAGTCATCCATAGGGCATTTAAAACTGAATTGCCCACCATAAATATGTATGGTATCATTTATAAAATCGACCACCGCTGTAAATGGTTTACCATCAATGAGATATACCTCTTTGGCCACGTTAAACATATCTTTAATCCTTTAATTTTAGTGACCAGCCCATTCTGCGAAGGTCTTGAGTTATGGCGACCACAGCAGACACACTCCAAGGACGGAGATTGCTCCAGTCGAAGTCGGAGTTGACATTGATCTGATAATCCGTAACCTTGAATTTCTTTGCAAGCTTAGTGAGGAATCTGGGAACGTCCAATGGGTATTCACCAGGATGGGCATCACACACTTTCGGCATCACTTTCGTAACGTGGGCGATGGTCTTGGAGAATCTGTCACCACAGACTCTGATTATACCGCCACTCATACACGGAATTGAGAAACCATCCAATCTAACACCATTCTCTTCTTCCAGAAAATGCAGGTTGATTGTCTCATAATCCTCATGGTCTCCGATTTGTATATGCCATTTCTTTTGTGCTACTTGGATCAATACGATCATGCGACTCATAATCTTCTCCTTTATAGGTTCGTTCAATCATTTCCAGGATTTCAAAGCACTCTTCCCTAATCGATTTCATGTCATTTAACCTCGATTTGTTCAACGATGAAGGTGTGGTCGCAAATCGGAAAATTAGAATTCATTTCATACTGAATGGAAGAACCGTCTTCATCTAGGCATTGAAAAATACGAAAGATTCCAAAAGGTACATTAGGTGCAACCATCCTATCATATTTTGCGGCATACGCATAAATGACGCTTTGCACCTTATCCACACTGTCAACATATACTGTCGGCATCACACCACTTTTGATCTTGTAAATGTAATTTGGGAATTTTTTAGCCATGTCTTGCTCCTTTAAGTTGCTGGTTAGTGTGTCTGATCTCTTAAATAAAGAGTCTCATTACCAAATCATCCATACAAGTGGTAATTGAAGAAATCGTACCTTTAGGAAATAGAAACTCATTTCTTCCTGGATTTCTTAGCCTGCTTCCGTTTCGCTTTACGTTTCCTACGCTCAGCGGGTGGGATGCCTGGTTTAAGTTCACGTGACTTTTTTCTATGGGGATAGTTGTTAGTTGCTGACTCAGCCATAGCCACTAACAATGCCAACTCACTTATCTTGATAGGCATGGTTCATTACTCCTTTGGAAATAGGATACTCATTTATTCTTGCTCCTATTTCAGTTCAAGATCGAAAGCTTTCTTGGCGCGTCGGCAGCCTCGAATAAAATCCTTAAGCCGCGTCTTGCACACAACCTCAGCGCCTTCGTAAAGATAACGAATAACCAGCTTGTCGCCAGCACGAGAAATAATTTTAGCCTGGTGAGCTTCCCATGCATCCTCAGTATAGAACCAATGAACTGTATCTGCATGGTAGATGTCTCGCTTACCCATTACTTTTTCTCCCTTTTGTTGTCATGATCTTTGGCGAATGCCAACACTATAATTAGGAGATAGAAACCCATCAACCCAATACCTACTGATGAAATGAAATCCCATGCCATGATCTTGCTCCTAGTTAGTGAATGGTGAATGGTGAGCTAAATGTGAGGATAACGAAGTAACGACCATAGAATTGGGCATGTTCGACGTGCTCAACACCATCAAATAATTCAAGTAGTGCCTCTTCGATCTGGCTGTCCATGAAATCATCCTCTCTTTCAACCATTACAACTATGGTTATATCATATTTGTAATAAATGAATTGAGCGATTAGAACTTCCTCGCCATTAGCATCTTTCAGATATAAGCTTTCCCACTTTTCCTCTACCATGTCTTGCTCCTTTGAATTGCTGGTTAATTGCGCTGATCGACTAAATAAAGAATCTCATGACCAGCATTGCCAAGCAAGATAAATCAATTGGTCATTGAAGAAATAGTACCTAGGGAAGTTGGGAGCAGGGAGGGAGTTCCCTGGCACCGAAGTAGGGCATAGGAAATGGGAGCTGGCGATCAGCTCCCATTCTCTTTAGTTGCGGTTATTGAATGAGTAGCGAGCGTAACACCAGGCGTCTCGCTTGGGCAACTCTGCCTCAATTTGATCCTGTGTTAAATCCTGCTCTATAAACATGAGGATTTTGAAAGCTGCATTGATACTGATGTGGTAGTCATGTACCATTGTGCGCCACATGTCGATGGTATTAGCCTTTTTCATGATATTACTCCTTTGTCTTGCTGGTTAGTCTTCGATGTACAGACTTTGTCCCATTATGAACCACGAGTGATCTTTCAGTTCCTCGAAAGTCACAGTGTTCATAAAACAGAATTCCTCTGTGCTGTTAAATCCCATACACTTTACTGCCAGCTCGAAGATTTCAATTGTCGGTGTCCTTACATGAGGATCACCCTTTGCATTGACCTCAATTGACTCCAGGAACTCTTGAATCTCGTCCTCATCCATCTCCTCAAATTTTTTCATGATCCTACTCCTCTGTCTTGCTGGTTAATGTTGCTTTTCTCTATGATTCAGTATCTCATGGCAAGCAATGGTTTGCTAGCTGGGAATATAAATACATAGCCATGGGAAGTGTCGAGTAGTGAGGCAAATCCCTGGTTCAGAGACAGACAAAAACAAGCTGCCCGACTTGTTAGCCGAGCAGCTCATGAATACCTACACAATGCGATCTGTGTTTGTGAACGTGAAATCAATGGCATCGACTATGGCATTGTAGATACGTTGCTTGGAAAAACGATGAGAGATGGCGAGATTAGCGGCACTCACAATTTCTTTCGTGAACACTTCCTCATCGACGGCGATTGCTTCGGCAAGTATGATCATTCGGCACAATTCATAGACAGTTGCCTTGTATGTTGCCGACTCTTTAGTGAACTGCTCAATCAGAAAATCCCTCAATTGTTTGTCTGGCTCATCATTGATTTCCTGATGGGTTCTGTTTTTGAATCTATGTTGTTGCGTGGCTAGTTCCGTTAGGGCATTGATCATTTTTTGCATGGCTAACTCCTCATGGGATTTGCTGATGAGAACAATTTCTCATGATTTATTATCTCTTGGCACAGCATGGTATACAAGCTGGGAATATAAATACATAGCCATGGCAAGGAACTGGTCAACAAAAAGATCTGAGCAACCAGGGACATCTCTGGTAAACAAGTAAAGAGGCTACCTCTCTTGTAAACATGGCTGTTTTCTATGCTTACACTGATATTCAAAAGCTGTCCAAGTCAAGCACAACGCAAGGACCGAAGCGAAAATACGTGGTTATTTAGGATCATTGTGATCTGAGCGAGAATGAGAACGAGGCAGCCTCAGACATCCCTGGCAGGAAATAGAAAAAGAAACCTGCCCAATGATCTGAGCAGGTTCCCAACAAATCTAGTTGTAAGCTTTCTCGGCTCGCCGCTTCATTGCCTTAGCAGTATCAGAAGCATCCTGCTTGTCGTCGGTGAAGTAATCGGCGTCCGGCTGGTATTCGCCATCGACATACAACTTAACCACATATTCTTGATACTCGGGATTAGCAACTGTCTTTACCTTGATGTCTGCCATGATTTGCTCCTTTGAATTGCTGATGAGAACAATTTCTCATGATTTATTATCTCTTGGCACAGCATGGTATACAAGCTGGGAATATAAATACATAGCCATGGCAAGGAACTGGTCAACATATACAGAAACAACCAGGTATTAAATAGGAAACAACCTGGTGCTAAAAACTTGGCAACAATATGCCGCCAATATAAATCCATCGGTGCCACCAATATCAAAACCGTTGCCAAGGATTGCTGCCATCAGATTCCTTAAATGTTGGCAAAAACAGAACAAAAGAAGTAACAATCGCTGCCAACAAACCTCGAGTTGTCAACCTATTAAAACTAGTTAGTAGTAGAGATAGGCTCAGCAATTAGGTTATCAATAGGAAATAGGGAATAGGGAATAGGGAATAGTAAGGCAGGAAATAGGAAGCAGGAAATAGGAAACTTAAGGTAGGAGTTGGCAGGAGTTGGCAGGAGTTGGCAGGTGGAAACTTTAGGTGGAAACTGGTAGTGGAAGTTGGTAGTGGAAGTTGGTAGTGGAAGTTGGTAGTGGAAGTTGGTAGTGGAAGTTGGTAGTGGAAGTTGGTAGTGGAAGTTGGTAGTGGAAGTTGGGCAGC